AGCACAACCCTTGGACTGAAGGTTCATCGTTTGAGCGTCGCCAGAAGGCAATTGCAAGCGACATTGCACACCTTAAGGCGATCTTCGGTATAGATATGCCTGAGGACATCTACGATAAACTGGGAGATAAGAAATGAACCCTTACACTTATTTGTTCATTCGTGAGGACCTTTCTCATCCACAGCAAATCGTTCAGACTGCTCATGCAATAGACGAGTTGAATAAGCGCAGAAAACCACAGAAGGAAACAAACTTCATGGTGCTATGTGCAGCAAAGTCTGACCAAGAGTTGATGAAGATTTCAGTCTACTTGGATCGACATGAAATAGATCATCATCTTTTCTATGAGCCAGATATTGAAGCATTCACAGCAATAGCAACAGAACCACTCAGAGGTGATCGACGTATCCCATTGAGAAAATTCAACACCAAGAAGTAAAAGTATATTAGCTTGGCTAGTCATAGAAAGTGTGTTTAATCGGGGCAACGAGCCTTTACTCTACCCGAAGAGTGGACGCATGAGCCACCTTTACACAGTGCTATTGAATGGAAAGGTCGGGTAATGGTATCTCAGCAGATTGCTAATCTGCCGCCCTGAAAGGGGTATCTGGGTTCGAGTCCCAGTCTTTCCGCCATAGAATAAATATAGTTAAGCCCGGTTCGCATAATGGTATTGCAGTTGATTTGTAATCAACCTCCGAAAGGTACTGGCGGTTCGATTCCGTCACCGGGCACCAAACAATGCGGGTAAAGTGTCAAGGGTTGCACGATTGGCTTCCACCCAATAAGACGGAGTTCAAATCTACCGTACCCGCACCAAGAAATACCATGAACCAGCTGGGTGGGTAACTGTCTGCAAAACAGGTTAGGTCGGTTCGATTCCGACATGGTATTCCAAACACTCACCCTTGCATATGGTGTATAATAAGCCAAGTAGTATGCAAATGAATAATGCTTCGGTAGTTTAATGGTAAAACATCTCTCCTACAAAGAGAAGTCGAGAGTTCAATTCTCTAACGAAGCACCAGAATTATCCCATCCGATGGACGGACTTTGGCCTTCGAAGCCGAAAGAGGCGGTTCGATACCGTCATGGGGTACCAAATTACGGATCGATTAGCTCAATGTTAGAGCGCACAAAATTTACCCAGGATGCGGATCTTTTGTGAGGTTGTTGGTTAGAATCCAACATCGTCCACCAAAACATATACCCTCGCCAATGGAGTGGTGGCAGGACTTCTAATCCAGCTTATGGCGGTTCGATTCCGTCCGAGGGTGCCATTTATTTACTCCTGTAGTTTAAAGAAAACAACGAGAACCGTGACATGATGTAATGGTAGCATAAGTGCCTTATAAGCACCGCCGAAAGGAGTCGCCAGATTAGCGATTTGTCTCAGTTCGAATCTGAGTGTCACGACCAATCTTATCTTTAATAACATCTATACATTTTTGAACAGACCCATATACTAGGTTAAGCTCTTTTGATAGAATAGACAATTTTTCTTCTTGAAGAGTCTTTACATATGAATTTTTCGGATCAACCCAAAGGTCGTAATCTGGAAGATAAAAATCTCCGAAATACTTGGCCAGTTTATTCCTTGAAGGAGAAAAATAAGAATATGGTTTTGGGCGAATCCATGTAATTTGGTTATTGACAAGATATTCATATATCTGCATTTCCCATGGTGACCCCAAAGTGCAAGGTTTTCCATCAGAGTCTACAACAGGAAATTTCTTAGCTTTTCCACAATTCCATTCTCTTGATTTATAAAGACAATCGTCAGAACATGTTTTTCTGCCTGAATTTGTTGGAGAACCACATACAATGCATAAGTTTGTATGTGTTTTTGGCATCTTAGGTGTTCTTTTTGGTCGAGATTCTTCTTCCAGTTTTATTGTCTTAAACTCATCAAAAGTAAGAGGTGGATCATTATAAAAACAATGAAGCGAATATCTTCTGTTCCAATTTTCGTCTTCTGTTTGTTTTGGTTGTACTTGTTTTCCTTTTATTCCATTTTCTCTAAAGATGACCGAACGACATACATCTGAACAAACTTTGTTGTTTGAATACTTAATAATTCCACCACAGATAATACACCAAGACACCAAACAGTAATCAATAGTTAATGCAGACGATATTTGATTTCTTGAAGTTTCGCTCATTACCCATCCAGATTCTTTTCTGTGGCGATTTGTATAAATGGCAGAGCAGGAACGAGAACAGAAATCTCCTGCTCTATTATTATATGACAACGGCTCTTTACATTCTTTACAAAAAATAGGATTTTGTCTGTAAGTCTCCCGTTTATCTTTTGCCTGTTGTTTTTGTTTAGACCTGTCGGCATTTGGGTGTTTTAATGTAATACGATTATGTCCTTCTTCTGTATGGGCTGTATGATAATGTGAATGTATGCCTTTAGCAGATTTAACTTCCTTACAGATGGTGCAAGAACACAACGGGGATTTATAAATACTAGTGCTGGACATGATTTGATCCTTTCAAGTTGTTGAGTGTCTAGAGTAGGCAGATATGTCTAGTATCGTGGCCTACATGGTTATTTATGAATTTCATAAAATAGCTTCACCGAAAGTCTTAGATGAGGGCAAGTAGTGGGAGCGTTACCCACCAGGAGTACCAAACTTTGTAAAGGAGAAGTCAATGAGTACAAAAGCAACTCCTAAGTCATGTTCTTGCCGTGCTTGCCGTCGTGGTAAGTCAAGTAAGAGTGGAAAACAAATGATGAAAGCAGATGAACGCGCTTTTCGTCATTCGCAAAATGCAGCACTAAAATGCGGCAAGGGTGGTTATTCACCTGCGCCCATTGGTAATTATTTCGATTGAGATTTATGCTGGCGACCTACTGGGATAGGACTCAGCCTTCCAAGCTGATGGACACGGTTCGAATCCGTGCGCTCGCTCCAGATGTGCCCGATTCGTCTAAACGGAATAGGACACCGGAAAAGTGTGGAATGTCGGAGAGTACTAGTCTCAATGGCAGGCGGCGGCCACCGCTTAATAACACATCAACTGGAAATGGGGGTTCGAGTCCTCCATAGGGCTGCTCATTAGTTATAACCAGGCGTCAGTGCACGCCTATCATGCAAACGTTCCGCCTGGGGCGCAGGATAATCAGTTGCATGAGCCTAATGAGGCACACAAAAGAATTTGGGCTGTTAGTGATAATGGGAGCACGGGTGTTTTGCAAGCACTCAGAGGCGGATCGTAACCGCCACGGTCCACCATATACCCTTCGCAAGCATTAAAGTGATGCATCTGGCTCTTACCCAGAAGAACGCAGGTCGGTACTGCGGCGAAGGACCATTAATTATTGGAGAAGTAAAATGTACTGTGTGTATTGGATTGATGATGAAGCACCTAGAGCAAAAATGTTTGACTCTTCTGAAATGAAAACAGCATTGGAATGGACTGAGACGATCCGTAAGTTAGGATTCAAGTTCATTGTCATGTCGCATGAAAATCCAGACATGGTTGGTAAACAAGGTGTAGCAGAGCCTGATGAAAACTATGATTGGAAGAAAAGAAGGTAAAGAAGAATACTGGTTTACATACGTTTTTCATAAAACGTCAAAAGAAGTAGAAGTAAGAAATATTAAAAACTTTTTGGGAGTATAGTTCAGTGGTAGAACATCTGGCTTTTAACCAGTCGACCTGAGTCCGATTCTCAGTGCTCCTACCAAAATGTTGCTCCGTGGTGAAATGGTATCACAAGGGATTTATAAAATTTCATAAATATAAGTGAGGAGGACATTATGTTCTATTGCTTATATAAGATAACAAACACTATCAACGGTAAAATTTATGTTGGGGTCCATAAAACTCAGGATTTAAATGACAGTTACATGGGATCTGGAAAATTGATTTTGGCCGCAATCAAAAAATATGGCAAAAGTTCTTTCTTTAAAGAGATAATAGGACTCTACAAGACAGAGGAAGAAATGATATCTAAAGAGATAGAGATTGTAACTGAAGAATTTTGCGATAGGGAAGACACGTACAATTTGATGCCAGGTGGCAAGTTTGGGTCAACAAAAAGAAACGGATTAACTTTTAAAGGTCGCTCTCATTCAGAAACGTCTAAGAAGAGTATCAGTGAAAAAATGTTAGGACGGCAAATGTCTGAAGAATCAAAATTGGCAATGTCAAGAAACAACTTCGCAAGAAGAGACCCCGCGAGGCAAAAAGAACATGCAAGCAAGATATCCTCGGGTCCAAAGACAGAGGAGCATAAAAGAAAGATAAGCGAGTCGTTGAAGGATAAGAAACGGGTTGGTTGGATTAATCCAACAATAGGTAAACAAAAACCTAAAATAACATGTCCTTACTGTCAAAAAGAAGGTGCAGTACATGTAATGTATAGGTGGCACTTTGATAACTGCAAGAATTTAGCCTTGAAATCGACTGGATCAGATACCACTCTTTGAAAGTGGTTAAGGTGGTTCGATTCCACCCAGGGCTTCCAAATTATCGACCTCGTCCCTGGTTCGATCCCAGGCGGGGCTGCCAAATATTGTCTAGTAGTGTAAGAGATCAGCATACCCCAGCGCAAGGGTGGATAGAGGTGCAAGTCCTCACTAGACAGCCAAATACAACTGTTTCCGTCACGACCCCATTACGGTACGAACGGCCATCGAGGTCTATCGTTAGTGATCATACCGACGACTTGGATGGTGACACTATACAGGCTTGATCTCCTAGATGGTAACGAAACAGTTTATGCCGCTGTAGCTGAGATGGATTAGCAATGGACTGAAAATCCATGGAGGGTAGATCGTTACTACTCGGCGGCACCAAACAATAGAAACGCCAACAGAAATTGTCACCCATCTAGCATGGGTTATCAGTGGGGAGTGAGTACCGTCCTCCAGCGTAGCGAATAAGAACGGTGTTGGTAAGAATAATGGAAGAATGCCAGAGTTTGGTCTATTGGGACCGCCTTGAAAGCGGATCGTCGGAAACGGCACGTGGGTTCGAATCCTACTTCTTCCACCAGTATAGAAGATCGAGTGAATGGTTCACACCCTGTCTCGAAAACAGGTCCATCCCGAAAGGGGTGACGGTTCGACTCCGTGATTTTCTTCCAATTATGGATAGTTGCCAGAGCGGTCAATTGGCGCTACTTGGAAAGTAGATGGGAGTCATTGTGCTCCACGTAGGTTCGAATCCTACACTATCCGCCAATTCAATCTTTACTGTCACTACACTGGAACACCGATAGCCGATGCCGATTACCGGGAAAGTAAAGGCAGGCCAGGAAGAAATGTTGGGTGGCGATACGTTCGATTCGTATGTAAAGATTATGCCCTTTTAAGCTAATAGCAGACTACTTCTTTGGTAAGGAAGAAACGATGGAGCGTAACCATCAAAGGGCACCAAGAAATATGACTCATAGGTGTTATGGTAGCATGACGGTCTCCAAAACCGTTGGCGGGGGTTCGACTCCCTCATGGGTCGCCAATTTATAAATAATAGTTTAACCTACATGGAAACCACAAAATGGATAAAATGGACAAGGTGCTCCAAAAGTTCAGCGACACTGAACATAAGATGCATACAATGAATGGACTGATGATAGCACAAATTATATGTCAGCGCAGATTCATGGACGCATTTGACAACAAAGTGTCTCCATCAGAAATAGTTTCTTTGATTATGAATGACATTGCAGAAACAATGTCGGAAATTCGTACAATAGATTAGATATTGTCTCGGCAGACAGTTGGCTTTCATAAGGCTGACCCACTGGGATCGTCACCCAGAATATCTACCACACAAATGCCCCGATGGTGGAATTGGTAGACACGCTGTCCTCAAAAGTCAGTGCTCGCAAGAGCATCTCGGTTCGAGTCCGAGTCAGGGTACCACAACAATGGGTCGTAAATGGTCTGTATGTCGGGTTCGATTCCCCCTCCGATCCACCATTCATAAACGCAGTCAAGATACTGGTGTATCACCAAGATGTTTTCGGTCTAACGCCACAACTGCCAGTCATACCGATTTAGACTGTGTTTATGAATAGAACGTCTTACTTTACTTCCGTAATTCACTGGTTAGAATACCGCTTTGACATAGCGGATAAGGTGGCTCGAATCCACCCGGAAGTACCACATATTATGAAAGGAGTATGATGCATTATCATGCCCATCTAACATTTGATAAAGTTCCTCGTGGTCATCCTCCAAATAGTTGGAAACAGACAAAAATAATACTGTCCAAGGGCACAAGAGAACAAACCGATGTTATGCTAACCAAACATTTTAAGATTGGTGGGCTTAAAGAACATCCTCACTAAGGGACTTAGCTTGATGACTACGAATCATCTATGGGCAGTTCGACTCTGCCTGAGGGTACCATAAATAATGGCATGAATCATAAAATCAAAAACTACTTACTGGACTACACCATAGACAAGGATCACGAATACATCCTAATGTCTCTAAATCTACTTAGTTCATCACTTGATGTTAGTGGCAGTCATATTGGTTTGATCGACAATTTGGCTAGACTAAAAGATGTTTGGGATTTACATGTCCAACACGAAAGCGATATAATGATTAATTCAAAATATGACTCATCAGTTATGGGATTACATGACTTGTCCCATAGACTAGTTGAACATTACTTTGACATGGCAATATCCTGTCTGAATAAGTCAAATCTGAATAGTCTGATAGACGACATTTTAAAACACATAGATACACATGATAGAGAATTGGTTAAATTTATATCAGAGCGTAAAACCTGACGATCTTTAGTCGTGCAGCAGTTGACAAAAGAAAGAACTTGAGCAATAGGCTCTCCAGAATGGTCTTTAATTACTAGGACGTTAGACCATCGTCCGTATAATGAAGGAGAAACAAATGATGTTTTCAGAAAAGTTTGTAGTATCAGTAAAGTCGGCAGGAAAAGTTCTTCGTGAGTTTGGTGATACTGTTTACGTACCATTCAATTCCGAGTTCTCTCTGTACCTAAAGAATCTTAACAGTCGTAGAGCAGAGGTAAAAGTCTCCATTGATGGTGATGATGTACTGAATGGCTCAGCTTTGATTGTTAATGCCAACCAAAGCATTGATCTTGAACGATATTTAAAAGACCTTGACAGGGGCAATCGATTCAAGTTTGTCCAAAGGTCAGACTCGATTGAAAATCACCGTGGCATCAAAGCAGAAGATGGTCTTATTCGTGTTGAGTTCGCATACGAGAAGGCGTTACCAACATGGAATAATTTGACGTATCCTCCCGGTGTTCGTGGTGGCATTCGTCGTAGTTACATCGATCCACATGTTTATGGTGGAGGATATAGTCTGAATGCAGTGGGAAGCACACAATGCAACGCATCAGTTGCAACCTTTTCTACTCAATCTGCTCAGATCAATGACGCTGGTATAACAGTGCCCGGTTCTATCAGTGATCAGAAGTTTTCCACCGCGTCAGGATTTGCAACAGATGAGAGCTTTGTCATCGTGCTTAAACTCGTTGGTGATGTTGGGCAGAATCATGTTAAGAAAGCGGTGACAGTTAAGACAAAGACTACCTGTGTTACGTGTGGTCGTGTCAATAAAGCAACAAGTAAATTTTGCACAGAGTGCGGAACTGCGCTTGAAGTAGTGTGATATAGTATTAGGATGGCTACAGCAACCCAAAAACTAACTGTAAATTAGACTAGCCGAAAGGCACCATCCTGTAAAACAAATGCCCCACCCAATGATGTTGGCGTCAGGTCTTCGAAACCAGATAGCGGAGGTCTAATTCCTTCGTGGGGTGCCAAACAAATGAGGACTTTATGAGAACGGTTTACTTAGATATGGATGGTGTGTTAGCAGACTTTGACAACAAGTCCATCGAACTAATCGGTAAGAGGCTCCGTGATTTTCCAGATTCGATGTCGGGTTGGGCAGCAATGGAGAAACATCAGAACATATATCGCATACTGGACAGAATGCCAGATTCAGATGCCTTGGTGTGTGGTGTTATGATGTTGGCAAGACAATGTGGGTTTAGTGTTGCGGTGTTATCTGCTATTCCAAAGTTTGGCAGAATGCCAAGTGCGAAGAGTGATAAGAAGAAATGGCTTGCAGAACACTACCCCCACCTGTTGCACGACTTCAACATTGGACCTTGGGCGCAAGACAAATACAAACATGCAAACCCCGGTGATGTGTTGATCGATGACAGTGAGTTAAACGTCCCACAATGGAATGATGCTGGTGGGTTTGGCATACTTCACATCGATGCAAAAACATCGTTGCAAAAACTAAAAGATTATCTCCACGCCGATGGACGGGGTTAGGTTTCCTAAACCAGACTTTGTAGGTTCGACTCCTATCGTGGGGACCAAATTAATGGAGAATGATGATGGAATTTGTTATTCAGCAAAACTTAATGAATGAGGACCAGCTAAAGCTAATGCATGATGCTGTTGCTCCATATCCACATCGCTTTGTAGGACTAATCCCATTTTCAAGGGAGATCACTTCAGATGAGCCACTGATTGGCGTTGACTTCATTCCATACGGATCAACCCTCCTAACTTCATTGGTTTCTGAGTTGGGTTGGAAAGGACTGAGCTTTGATCTGACCAAGTTCAATTATGCCGCTGCTATTGCAAATAGAGACGACATGCTCAATGGAAATACTGGGATTTATCTTGGTGATCTGGAGATGTGTATTGACATCTTAGAGAATAGAGGAAATACTGAAGAATTTTTCATACGACCGTCGGAAGACTTAAAACAATTTTCTGGGCAAGTCATACAAGCTAAAGAAGCTGCTGAGTGGCTTAAGGACGCAATGCTTTGTGATACATCTGGTTCATATAAATTGGACAGAAAAACTCAAGTATTGATAGCTGAGGCCCAAAACATCGATGCTGAATGGCGGTGGTTCGTCGTTGGTGGTAAGGTGATTGACGGCAGCATGTATCGTGCTCATGGTCAACTTATCAAGAAGCACGAAACGGACCAGTCAGTTATTGATGAGGCACAAAGAATGGCAGATAAATGGCTACCGGATCCTTGCTGCTGTATGGATCTGGCTTTGGTTGACGGAAAGCTAAGTGTCATTGAGTTCAACTGTATCAATTCAAGTGGGTTTTATAACCACAACGTGAATGATATTTTTGCCGCATTGTATAAGTATCATTCAAAGTAAGAATTTGTTGTTTCCGGTCTATCGCACTACCCTCTTCCGTACCGTGAGGACTTTATGAGGATGTGAGGAAAGTCGGGCTGACGCAAAGAGCGAGTAGGAGTGGGACTGTATTAAGGCACATTGGTAGGCGAATCTAACCTGAGTCTTCTGCGGGCCTGGAGCGACGTCACAGCAGTGTCAATGTGCCTCAATACAGTTCTACGCTAAACTACCGTGATATGCAGTATAGTAGAAGGTCGCTACACGCGGAGTCGTGATCCGCGCTATCAAAATAAGGGTAGCAAAAGTCTAGGTAGCACCTTCTACTATGCTGCGTAGTCAGCAATTCAAACAGACCTTGGGAACTCTTTGCTTATAAGGTCGGGTTCGTATAAATAATAGTATGGTTAGGAAGAGTTCGTTGCTCAACCAACCTCAGCTACAGGATAACTGGGCTGTCCCATACGGAAATATTTATACAGGAATAACAACATATACATGCCCTCGAAGTATTAGCTGGTGGTACACTGCTCTCGTAAAGCAGAGGAGTCAGTTCGAGGCTCGACCGAGGGCACCATGGAAGATAGATGTGCTGGGCACTAACTTGCCTCGAAAACAAGTCCATCCAGAAATGGGTGATGGTTCGACTCCATTATCTTCCACCAAACATAATGCTTGTGCAAAAATACACTACATGTTAAAATGCACACATAAATAGTTTTATCACATTACTAACCTATATGGTAGAGAAAGGCTACATCATGCGACATCCACAAATTCTAGCATTAACTGCAGATGGAACACCGCACCAATGGTTGCATTGGCAAGACGCTGTTACATTGAAATGCAAGGGTCTGATCTCATTTGAAATGGGGAATGAAGACCAATTCTTAGGTGGTGTGTCACGCATGACTGGAGCGCAATCTCATATCGAAGTCGGGACAATCATCAGCATCAAGGGTAAGTTCAAGCACAGCCGCAAGGTTCCAGCTTTGACAAATCAAAACTTGTTCCGCAGAGACATTCATACATGCGGATACTGTGGAAAGCATTTCACAGAAAGCAAGTTGACCCGTGACCACATTCAACCAGTTTCTCGTGGTGGTCGTGATGTATGGGAAAACGTAGTTGCAGCTTGCTGGAGATGCAACAACAAGAAGGGTGCTCATACAATCGATGAAGCAGGTTTGGAATTGAAGTGGGTTCCATATGTTCCTTGTAGAGAAGAAGCTTTGATTTTGTCCAACCGTCACATCTTGGCAGATCAAGCAGCATTCATCGCAAACTTCTTGCCTAAGCACAGCAGGGCAATTCAATACCTCGAAGATCATTGTGGTATTGTGTTGGAATAGATAACAAGTGAGATTGGCACACGCTGGTCTCACTTGTTGCATTGCAGCATATAAATAATCATGTAGGTGACCACAAGTTGCCATTTTGAAAGGATGCTCACAATGCAAACAGTAATTAGATTTTTCGAGTGGTTAAGCAAATTTGAAAGTCCAAGTCACAAGCGTTTTGCGGAGAATTGGACACTAAAGTAAGGAACAATATGAGTATTTTCGTCGTTGATGTTGAATCAGATGGACCTGTACCTGGACTGTATTCAATGATTTCATTTGGTGCAGTAAAAGTTGATAAGAACTTGGGATGCACATTCTATGGTGAAACAGCCCCAATATCAGATCAATGGATACCTGGGGCATTGGCTGTGTCTAACATCTCAAGAGAACAACATAGTGCGTATCCCAGCCCAGAGATAGCAATTAAGAACTTCGCTAAATGGATTGAAGAAAACACTGAAGGTCGTCCTGTTTTTATGTCTGACAACAATGGATTTGATGCAGCATTTATCAACTACTATATGCACAGATACAACGGTAGTAATCCATTTGGGTTTTCGAGTCGAAGAATTGGTGATTTTTATGCAGGTTTAGTTAAAGACATTACATCAGCAAATAGATGGAAGTACTTGAGAAAAACTAAACACACTCATAATCCAGTAGATGATGCAAAAGGAAATGCAGAAGCGTTGATTGCGATGTGTATGCAACACAACGTGCAGTTAAGAATTCGATGAAGGTGAAGGAAAGTGGTTCTGGACAAGGGTGCAAATCCCTTCATCTCCACCACAAACAGTCTGAATCGAGAGATCAGGTTTGGTATCCCAGGCGAATCATGCGAGCCGAATAAACCAAGACTGTTTTTGATGGGGATGTCTCAGGTTCGACAGGGCTGTGAATACTAAACTGGAGAATCGGCAAAGTTGAAGCCGTAGTTGTAAAGAGACAAAACTTATAAAGGCAAACGATTCTTATTTCGCCATGGCAGCTTGATCCGATAAAAAGGTAAAGCTCGTCTGAGTTTCGCAAGCTGTACTTGGAAACAGAAACAGCTTGCACGAATTTGGAGGTTGTATGTCAGTACAAGTAAAGTTATTTCTCATCGTTGTTTTTATGGTTGCAGTGGTTATTGTTGTACCAGAATTACTGCATCATAAATAAATTATTCTCCCTATCATTTCTGGGAAGTTTTCCATAGTGAAGATTAAATATAAGAAATGTCAATATGTTTGAAAAGGAAACTTAAATGAAGAACGTACTAGCTATCGTAGTTGCAATGTTTGCCCTTAACGCAATGGCCGCAGATGCAGTTGTTGCTCCAGCCGCAGCACCAGTTGTCAAGGCTGCACCAAAGGCAAAGGATGTTAAGAAAGTCAAGGCCAAGAAGGTCAAGGCCGCTAAAAGCAAGGCTGTTAAAGCAGCCCCTGCCGCAGCACCAGTCGCACCTGCAGTTAAGTAATACTGACAATGATGAAGTGATTGAGTTCGATGACGAAGAAAAAATCATCACTCAATCTAATCAAAGTCTGAAGTTAAAAAGGCATAAACGTATTTCAGAGCATGTACTATATCGACTGAAACTCATAAGGTTTCTTGTACTTGCGAAGTTAGACGGTTTAGTGCTAAAAACGTAAGTGCGGTTCTACTTTGAGTGAATCAAATGGGTTGGTGGCTTCGGTCGCCAACCCATTTCTACGTGCTTGACATTAATTATAGTTCCCATATATAATACACATACAGTAGAAGAATAGATCATCTACTATCAATCATACGGAAGGAGTTTCCTATGTCTAGTAAGAAAATCGACAATTTTGAACGTTACATGAAGACTTATAGTGGTCAGCATCTCAAGTGGCCGCTGAGTACTGAAGGTATTTGGCGAGTTCGTGGAGAAGATTCCAACTGCGATTTTGGGGGATCTCATTACATGCCCGAACTTGGAATTTTTGAAGGTAAGCTAGGTGATGTTATTCGCATGGCCGTTGAAATGCCTAGCTTCTGGCAGTGGGGTGGTGGCGGTGACTTTAGCCCCGTCCAAATTCAAACTGTTGCTGATATGTCTCGCAATATCGCTCTGAATGCTGAAATGGATGCACTTAAGGAACGAATTGCGGAAATTGAAAAGGAGCTCAAGTCATGAAGAACTTCGACTATGTAGTATTCATTGGACGGTTTCAGCCATTTCACAACGGTCACCAAATGATTGTTGATGAAGCTCTCAAGGTTGCTGATCGAAAGGTCATTGTCTTGATTGGTTCTGTCAATAAGCCTCGTTCGATCAAGAACCCATTTGATGAACTGCAGCGCACCGAGATGATATTTAATGGTTACGCTCCAGCCGAAAAGGAGAAGATTCGTGTAGGTTACGTCGAAGATAACATGTACAACGACGACGCATGGATTCGCAACGTGCAAGAAGCGGTTGCAAAGATTATTCTAACCGACGGTTGGACTGATTATCCTCCAAAGATCGCAATCATTGGACACGAGAAGGACGAAACGTCTTTCTACCTCAAGTTCTTCCCTCAATGGAAGTCGATCAACATTGAACCAGGCGAACACGAGAAGGAAATACACGCTACAGACATTCGTGAGTTGTTGTTCTCTCGCACCGAATCCAAGATGAATTATCTCCGTGGTGTTGTAACTAGTGGAACGTATCGTGACCTAGTTGAGTTTCGTAAGACCAAGGAATGGGAAGAACTGGCGACCGAATTCGAGTTCGTTCAACAATACAAGAAGTCGTGGGCAACTGCTCCATATGCTCCAATATTCGTTACTACGGATGCAGTTGTTGTGCAAGACGGACATGTACTGATGGTCAAGCGTGGTGCCAGTCCAGGAAAAGGTCTGTGGGCATTGCCTGGTGGGTTCTTGAATCAGAATGAACGCATTGTTGATGGCGCAATCCGCGAACTGGTCGAAGAAACCAAGATCAAGGTTCAGAGTAAGATTCTTCGTAAGTCGATTGTTGATACCAATGTTTTCGATCACCCAGGTCGGTCATTGCGTGGAAGAACTATTACTCATGCATTCTATATCAAGCTTGATTCTGTCGGAGAACTTCCGAAGGTCAAGGGTAGTGATGATGCAGTTCATGCTGAATGGATTCCTCTAAGTGAGTTTGACAAGATGGAACGCAATGTTTTCGAGGACCACTTCCACATCGTTAAGTATTTTGTAGGAGATTAATCATGGCAAAAGTAATTGGTTTTGATGATTCTGCAAAGAAGAAGGCAACGTGCAGACAATGTTCTGCAATTGTTGAGTACGTTCCTAATGAAGTAAAATCATTTGTGTCACATGATTACGGTGGCGGGAGCGATTCGGTGTATTACATAGTCTGCCCAAATTGTGGCGAAGATCTAACGGTTAAAGGATATTGATAATGAGATACGTTGAGTGTCCGAAAGAGTATGTCAGGTGGAGTGTCACTGAATATGCAGTGTTCTTGGCTGGTGGAATAACTGGTTGTGATGATTGGCAAATGGACGTGAATAGAGTACTTCAACGTGTTAGCACAGACGTTAGAAATTTGGTTCTTGTTAATCCGAGGCGTAAAGACTTCGACATAACTAGTACTAAAATGTCTGATGACCAAATATCTTGGGAGTATAAACATCTCAACTTGGTTGATGAAATTCTTTTCTGGTTCCCCAAGGAAGGTATGTGCCAAATAACAATGTTTGAGTTGGGCTGGGCATTGGGTGCAAACAAGAAGGTCAATGTTGGTTGTCATCCAGAGTTTTGCCGAGCATACGATGTGAAAGAACAAGTTAAACTCAGGCAACCTTGGGTCACAGTTGTTCCCGATCTATCTCAGTTGATTTCACGGTACGCTTAAAGGTATTGACAATAAAGATGCGTTACTATACAATGTATGTGTGGTTGGCACAATCCAACAAGTCCTGACAATAGAGTTGGGCATTCTAGTAAAGGAGTTTTACTATGCGAAACATTAACCCTATCCTGAACACTGACAGTTACAAGCCAAGTCACTATCTGCAATACCCTCCAGGCACCGAAAAGGTGTTCTCGTATATCGAGTCTCGTGGTGGCACTTACGATAAGACTTTGTTCTTTGGTCTGCAGATGTTCCTCAAGCAATACATGACGCAAGCGATCACGCAAGAGGACATTAACGAGGCGGGACTGTTCCTCTCGCAACACGGTGAGCCTTTCAACAAGCAAGGCTGGCAACGTATGCTCGAAAAGCACAACGGTTTCTATCCAGTGCGTATTCGTGCTGTTAAGGAAGGTACTCTCGTCCCAATTCGCAACGTACTAGTTACGGTTGAGAATACCGATCCAGAATTCTACTGGGCGACCAGCTACATCGAAACTGCTCTGCTTCGTGCAGTTTGGTATCCAACGACTGTAGCGACCATTTCCAAGAGCATCAAGTCAGTCATCAAGGGCTACTTGGAAGAAACTGGTGATCCAGCTGGCTTGGCATTCAAGTTGCACGATTTTGGTGCTCGTGGTGTCAGCAGCTTTGAATCTGCATCTGTCGGTGGTGCAGCTCACTTGGTCAATTTCATGGGTTCAGACACCATTAGCGGCATCATTTCACTGCAACGGTACTACAATGCAACTGTGATGCCTGCATTCAGCATCCCTGCCGCAGAGCACAGTTCGATTACCAGCTGGGGTCGTGAAAACGAAGCAGCGGCATACGAAAACATGCTCAAGCAGTTTGCAAAGCCTGGTGCGCTGGTTGCAGTCGTTTCAGACTCGTATGACATTCTGAATGCCTGCGATATTTGGGGAACCGCCCTCAAGCAACAAGTGATCGACTCAGGTGCAACTGTTGTGATTCGTCCTGATAGCGGTCATCCCGAAACTGTGGTGCTTGAAGTTGTTCAGCGTCTTGCCGAAAGGTTTGGAACTACGACCAATGATAAGGGCTTCAAGGTTCTGAACAACGTCCGAGTTATTCAAGGTGACGGCATCAACGAGCAGAGCATTCGTGGTATTCTGATGAATCTCAAGTTCGCTGGGTTTAGTGCTGATAACGTGGCATTCGGAATGGGCGGTGCATTGTTGCAACAAATGAACCGTGACACACAACAATTTGCTCTTAAGTGTTCTTGGGTCCAAATAAATGGCGCAGGAGTGAATGTATCAAAAGATCCTGTGACAGATCCTGGAAAAAGGTCCAAAGAGGGTAGATTAGAACTTATCAGTAAAGACGGTGAGTTCAAAACCATAACCAAAGAAGAACTTATCAAGTATCCTGGGTGGAAACAAGAGTTGATTGACGTGTGGTGCAATGGTCAATTATTAGTCGATTATACCTTGCAAGAAATCAGAGATCGTTCAAACGTCTAACTATAAGTGGGGAAGTTTCTTCTTTATTCCTACAACTTCCCCACTTATCCATCTGGGATCAGTTTTCTCAACTCGTCCCACTGATACTCCTGTTTTTGCATCTTTTGCCATGATAGTGTCTTTTGAAAGAGCTACTATATCACCTGTCACCCATCTAAGGTCGGTTTTATGAATGTTGCCTAAAGGTTCTTTTGTAACAAAATCTTTAGCAGCAATGAAATCTTTTGACATGCTAACTATATCACCTGTTACCCATCTAGGATCGTCTATTGAAATTCTCCCCAGCTTTTTACCTGTTACATTGCATATCGCAGGAGCATTCTTAGCGTTAGTGTGTTGTGCTTCTCCACTTACCAATCTCGGGTCATTTTTGGCTAACATGCCAATAGTGGTTGTCACTTTTTCTGCAAACACAATAGATCCTACAACTTCCCCACTTATCCATCTGGGATCGGATATGGGTATTCTACCTACACATTTTTTGGTTTTTGGATCATATGCGGTTCCAAAACCAGTTGATATACTAACTAGCTCACCAGAGATATACTTTGTATCGTTTCTTGATACCTGTCTGGTTTCGCCATTTCTATCTCTAACTGTTACTGTATTGAACTGGATTCCAACAATCTCACCTGCGACTACTCTAGGATCATTCTTCGAGACCCATATAATTTCTCCTGATAAAGTTTTACCGCAAAAGTGACCATCCGTCTTAAATTTTGTGTTTCCATAACACAGATTCAACCATTTTGATGACTTAACTACGTTCATTCTGTGATGGACTTTATCTTCCCAGTACCTAGCTAACTGTGTGTTATTGAATATTCTTCTAACTTGAATAACATCTGGCTCACCAAACTTGACACGATATGCTTCGACGATAGGACTGGAAGTGAAGTATTTCGCCCAAAGATCTGATGGATGACACCCTTTCCTATATCTGACTCCATAATACCATTTATCAAGTACAGTCCAGCCAATCAGGTAGGTATAAGGTATTCTATCTTGCATTTTTATTATCCTCTATGTTATACTTATATTTATACAAATTAGAAGTTTGCAATGAAGGCCAGTGCTGCACAAATCAACGGCGAATGGGTCGATGTTTATAAGGACCCCGTCGGAGATAAGGGCAAGACCAGCAAGAAGGGTCGCATCACTTTGATTCGTGATTACAACGGAACTGGAGAACGTTTCAAGACTATTCCAGTCGGCGAGTTGAAGGCATACGAAGATACGTCAGATTGGCGTGAGGTTCTGGAAACGGTTTGGGAAGATGGCAAGCTGATCCGAGACCAAACCCTTGACGAAATCAGGGCAATTGCAGCATAAGTTAAAGGGAATCAATAGGTTATCAAGACTATTGATTCCCTTCTCTTTTCATGTATAATTGGTACATCGATTGGAGAAAGCAATGTTGAAAATTACAGAATCCGTTAAGTCCGATATTTCCACAGTGTATGCATATTTCACTCAAGAATATCTGGATTCCATGCCTGATCGCGGTTATGGGCCATATGGAAAGCTTGAGAAGCACCGGTGTGATTCGTGGTCGTGTTTCTATGGCGACTATAAGATTGGTCAAGAGCGTGAATTTATTGAAACTGTGGCATCGGAGAAATATTCTTCGTACCACATTAGCTGGGTTAACTGCAACTAATCATGGAAATGTTCAAATCTTCCTGGAAGTCGAAACTAGTGTATATACTAGTATTCCTCACAATGCCCTTGTGGTTTCCGATTATATTTTTGACTGCTGCCTATGTTTTTGTTTATGGCATCATTGCTGTTGGTTTCATCTCAATTGCAACCTTAAACGTGATCGTCTGGTTGGTCAGTTTGCTGGGTGTAAAGTGATATGAGCCACAAGCAACTTATTAACGACTTCTGCGCTCGATTAATGAAGTGCAAAGTCAAATTTCTACAAGAAAAGATCGGCGTCGATGAAATTACGCTGCCGTTCCTTTTCAAGCAAACTACTGATACTATCTCGATTGAATCTGTGGTTAGTAATCAATTGACAATCATGGGGCTCGAGTGGCATTATCTTCCGTTCAGTTCCGATCTGCATACGTGGTTGATTTCAGGCAAGCAAGCCCAGTCTGTCTGGCATGTTGTGGTTTACAAGGAAGCTGGTCAGATGACGATTCAGTGGAAACCGCAAACAAATCAATAAGTTACCAACCCAATTGACATCGCAAGCGAGTTTGATATAATTGGTACATAGGTTGATAACAAAGGTGAAGCAAATGACAAAGTATATGGTCATCGAAGACGAAACTGGCATCATCGTTGGGTTCAACTTTCTTACATCAGCTTTGGCTTATGCAGGAATAAGAGAAGCAAGTGGAATATCGGTAACAGTTGAAGTTCTAATTTAAATCGCATCTAACTTTTCTCGAAAGGAAATACCATGACCGCACCTAAGAACCCCCTCGCTCGTAAGACCGTCGAACAACTCAAGGAAGAACTCGCCAAAGTGAAGGCCGAGATCACTGCCCGCAAGAAAGCCGAAGTCGCCAAGGCGAAGGCTGAAAAGTCCGCCGCATCGAAGGCGGCCAGTGAAGCGAAGAAGGCCGAGACTGCTGCGAAGCGTGCAGCACTGAAGGTCGAAAAGACTGCCGCAGCCGCAGTGAAGAAGGCTGAACGCAAGGCTGCATCTGAGGCCAAGAAGACTGCGAAAGTCGAAGCTGTCAAGGTTCGCAAGGCTGAACGTGCGAAACTGAAGAAGATCAAGGCGACCGAGAAGGTCAATGCAAAGAAAGCTGTCGCAGCGAAGAAGGAAGCTGCTCGTGCTCTGAAGGTCAAGGAACTCGAGGAAAAGATTGCCGAGCTCCGCCGCAAGAATGAGCCCGTGACTGGTAAGACTCTGCGTGCCATGGGTGCCGCAGTCTGATCGACAAACAAGTGGACTGCTAATTGACAATAATTAGCAGTTCATGTAAAATGCATCATTAAGGATCGTTACAGCAAACAAACACACTCAGAGTATCTGGATTCTAGGACGAATACCCTCTTAGTTAATTGCCAGAGATCCTTGTCAGAGTGGCAGGCAAGCAAAATCAGTCGCCACTAAACCGATCCTGTTAGTTTCAAACCTCCGATAGCTTAGCGTCCAAAGCAGCTTTCTCATAAAAAGTTGATCGTCGGTTAGAGTCCGACTCGGAGGACCAATAGATCGACAATAATCAGTACATCGATTATAATATGTTTTGAAATTGAAAGATTGACTTCAGCAAATTATACTAGCCGAGTCGAGAGACTTAAATTCTGCCAATCTGAAAGGTAAACTATGAACCAATTCGTAAATGCAATCACTGCACCACAAGTGTCGATGACAACCACAACCAATGGTATGGAAGCTTTCGACGGAACTGGATCGAAAGTGCTAGACGTGTTTTACAACATTGGTTCTGCCCGCAACAACCCCGAAATTGTGTCGCAATTCATGACTGCATTCCGTAGCAATAAACTACTCACGATGAAGTGTCTGTTCTGGGCACGTGACGTTCGTGGTGGATCTGGAGAACGCAAAGTTTTCCGTGACGTGATCCAAACTCTGGAAGTGGTTGATCCAGACGTTCTGCTGAAGAACCTGAAGTTGGTCCCGGTTTATGGTCGTTGGGATGACCTACTAGTATTCAATTCCCGCCAGATGCAAAATGCGGCGTATGCTGTAATCAGTGATGCATTGATGAATGCAGATGGCCTCTGTGCTAAGTGGCAGCCAAGAAAAGGCCCAATTGCAAATGCACTACGCAGCTTCATGCGTATGTCCCCAAAAGCGTATCGCAAGTTGCTGGTTAACTTGTCGAATACTGTCGAACAAAAGCTGTGCGCTCAAGAGTACAGCGAACTAAATTACGAGCATGTGCCGTCGGTTGCTGCTGCTCGTTACCAAAAAGCGTTCCTGCGCCATGATGAAGCTGGTTACAATGCCTACAAGGAAGCACTCAAGGCAGGAACAGCTAAGATCAATGCGTCTGTTGTGTTTCCGCATGACGTAACCCGTGGTCTGCACAATGGAGATGCGACTGTTGCATCTGCACAATGGGCAGCACTTCCTAATTATGTGGGTGATCGTAAGATTTTGCCGGTGTCGGACGTGTCTGGTTCGATGATGTGCCAAGCGTCTGGTTCGGTAACTTGCTTGGATGTTTCCATTGCACTCGGCCTGTACTTGGCTGACAAGAATACTGGTGTGTTCAAGGACGTCATCGCAACATTCAGTACTTCGCCTGAACTGTTGAAGGTTGAGGGTGACCTTGCAGCTAAGTTTGAGCAGTTGCGTAATGCAAACTGGGGTGGTTCGACTAACCTGCACGCCACGTTCAAGTTGATCTTGGACATGGCTGTGGCTAACAATGTACCGCAGTCTGACATGCCAGAAATCGTCATTGTGTTGAGCGACATGCAGTTTGATGCGGCCGACCGCCGTGGAGATACGGCATTGTCAATGGCTCGAGACATGTACCGAGTTGCTGGTTACACGATGCCTGGTCTGGTTTTCTGGAACCTCAGAGGTGAGTACGGCAAATCCCCAAGCACCAAGCAAGAACGTGGTGTGGTTATGGTTTCTGGTTTCAGCCCTGCTATTATGAAGGCTGTGCTTGCATGTGACTTCGACAAAATAAGCCCTGAGGCTATGATGCTGGAAGTCCTCTTGAGTGATCGTTACGCGGAGGTGACTGTATAATGGAAGTTTTTTTGATCGTAATTGGATTTATAACTATTATTAATACAATTACTGTCCTATTAAAGACTGGATTGTATTTCCTGGATTGGGGAGTTAAAGAACGGATTATGAAAGTTACAACTAAATTGGGTGACGTTAGGTATCAAGTTGAGAGTTATTTCGTGTTTCCGTTCTTTACTTTAGATAGAGGGGAGTTGCACACTGAGTTACATGATGCAAAGTGGGACATGCAAGCAAAAAATTCTAAGCGCATTTCTAAAAGGGAGGTTGTAGAATGAGATATATGATGCCCATGATCGTTCTCTGGTTGATTACGTTCTTGGCTATTTGGTTCCGAAAAGATTTGCCTGATCGGACATTTTGGACTGCACTTCGTATCATGGGAACGTCGATTCTGACGACTGGTGTTGTAGCGGCTCTAGTTGCCGCATTCGTTATCTTTTTTGATTGAGGAATAAACTTATTATGAACAAGAAACTGATTGCCCTTGCTATTGCATCTACTCTCGCCGTTGGTTGTACTCGTATTGAGACAGGTCATAGCGGAGTTCGTATCAACTTCAACGGTACTGTTGAACAAGCAGAACTTGGTGTGGGTTTCCATCAAACGATGATTGGTGAAGTTAGGAAGTATGTCTCAAACGAAATCAGCTATAACCTTGACAACCTCCATCCACAAACGAAGGACAAAACTCTGTTGCACGATATAGACCTTTCGTATAATTACGTGGTGAACCCAGGTAGCATTGCTGACCTAATGGTTAGGTTCAAAGGTCGTGACTACCATGATAAAGACACTGGTGAAAATTATCCAATGGCTCTATACATGGTCAACGTAGTAACAACTGCAACCACAGACGTTATTGCACGGTACAACGCTCTTGATGCAAACGAAAGTCGTGAGAAAATTCGTGAAGAAATTAAGGTTCGTGTCGCAGAACTTCTTAAAGAAGAAAAGCTGAACGACGTTGTTCAAATTAAGCAGGTCTTCATTAAGAATCTACAAATAGACCCTAAGCTTCTTGATAGTTCCCGTGCTGTTATTACTGCACAAAACGACTTGAAGGCCAAAGAATACGAAGTTCAGTCTGCAAAGAAGGAAGCAGAACGACTCGGTATGCTTGCCAACAATCCAGCCAACCTCGAGTTGATGCGCTTGCAAATCAAGAAAGAAATGGTTGCTGCTATCAAGGAAAACAAGAACACAATTTACGTTATTCCTAGCGACATGACTTCGTTTATGATTAATAAGTAAGGAGACCAATATGTTCAATTGGCTAAGGAAACTAACTGGACGAAATAAGAAGGTAGTTCCACCTAAGGTTCGGCCACCAGCGGTCCCAACGAGAGTAATTGGGTACGGATCGACAGTTGCTCCTGTTGGAATTCGCAGAGACGAAACAAGATCTAATCTCAACAGTGCACCTTCGACTGATGACGGGTTCGTAACAAGTGCAGCCATTGGTTACATAACCAATAATGGTCTGTTGGGCGGTGCCCTTGGTGGTAACTTTGTTGGCGGTTATGTCGGAAGTACAATGCGTGGTGATGCTGAACCAGAAATGCATGTTGTTGAGCGAACATACACACCACCTGAACCCTCTTACGTGAGGGAAGAAACAACCAGTGGTCCTAGTAGTCAAGATAGCTACAGCAGTTATTCTCGTCCTAGTTCGCAAGATGACTATAGCAGTTCTGGCCCATCAGGCAGTAGTTATTCGTCATCCAGCGATTCATATTCATCGTCTAGTGACAGCGGAAGTTCTTCATTCGGGAGCGACTAATGAAAGGTTTTACTCTCATTGAGTTGTTTATCGTTATGTCTATTATTGGTATTATTGCGTCCATAGCGATTCCTGCAATACAAGGCAAGAATCCTGGCCAAGCCAATTATGATCCAACTGAATGTGTGGGTGGTTTTGTTTTCCACAAACATTCGGGAAAGCAGATCATTGGTGAAAATGGCGGTGGCGTCAAATGTAGCAAAGGTCCTAGTTCAGCAATTATTGCATCTCCAACATCTAAGTATTAAGGAGACCAAATGCAAATAACTATGAAAGATTCAGATGGGTTTAACTTAGAAGTTGGTTACGAATTAATCGACCGAGGTGATGGTCAAGATGACCCTTTGTTCTGGTTAGAATCATCTCAAGAGAATTGTTCAGAAACAGTTACCGTTCATATGACAAAAAAACAACTTGACCAATTGGCATCTGCAATTCAATTTCTTAAAGGATCTCTATGAGGACAGCAGTCCACCTACAAACTAAGTACGGGTTCGATCTGTATAAGACAGTAAGAACCCAGTTCGAGACGGCCAAAATAAATAATGAACTAGAACCATTAAAGCAAGTTCTTTATCGTGAAAGGTCATCGACAGAAAAAGCTTTGATTGAATTTCTCAATGATGATACAATGGCTAGACAATACAAGATGGACGACTCTGACGAGGAAGGCTGGAATTACTACAAACAAACAGCCGATAAGTTTTCTGTATTGAACTACTTCTACAACAGGAAAGCATAAAATGGCTCGCAAAGTAACACTAACGAAATACGAAAACCTAACAACGCATGAAATCTTCTTTGGGTTTCGTACTAAAGATGCTCTGATTAAGAACATCGATGGTGTCGATTACATGGAAGTTACCCCTAGTATCACACGACCAAAACAAATGTGGGTGAAGTTGGACTCACTAGCAGTTATTGGTGATATCACATTTGACAAACCTCGGTATTAAATATGTTCCTAGACGAAATCTCGTTTCAACTAAGAATTGAAGAAACAGTCAGGACGAAGAAACTCGACTACCTAGACGCTGTTCTTGATTTTTGCAAACAAAACGATCTTGACCCAGAAGATGTCAAGAAACTAATCACAACGAATCTGAAGGCAAAGATTCGCAACGATGCAACCAATCAAGGACTAATGAAACCTATTGCTCAACTACCGGTGTGATGGAAGGTTTCACATTCTACAAAATCTATCTTCCTCTCCATCTTCATTTCACATCGTCATATAACGTAATGAAATATGGTGGCAAGTTAAAAACATTAACTAAGGAGTCCTTTGAAAGGCGACAAGATAAAGGAATCTTTTGTAAGTGGGGAAATAAATTTGAAAATCAAACAAAAGCGGGACAGGTCGTCCTAGGTAATCTCATATATAATAATGACGAATTTGTCTATCAAGATGTGCAAGATGCAATCGATGTTTATTATGAGTGGAAGAAAGTTCGTGAATCGATAACTGAGGTAGTGAAAAATGACTGTAGTGGATTGGCGGAACATCTCAAAAAGCTCTCATTCTGGAAATCATTTCTCGAAAGAACTCCGAGTGGTAATACAGCACCTTTACTACAACTATATCAGCATAAGCGGATACACCCTGAGTCTCTTATTGCTCTTGATAGTATCACTCCTTTTATTGACAAGTGGGAGACCGAGTATGCAATAGATCCACTTATATCGAATCGATTGTTTAAGTTAAACAAATACAAGCCCTTTGTCAAGTTCGACAAGGATAAAGTTACAAGCATTTTCAAGGGGCAGATCGAAGAAAATGAGCAATATTAGTTTGGTTTATGTTTGCATTTGTCTAAATGAAATCTTTTCATTATAGATGCACTATTGCAAGATATATCACAGTATGGACAGTTTATTATTGGACGATTTAACCAAGATCTTTTAACTCCTTCACTATTATTTCTTTTATGCTCTTCTGTTTGCAACTTACCTTTTAATGTTCGACCATAACAATTTAAACTTATGTTCTTTCTGTGTTCATCCGACTTTGGTACACCTTTATGAGAATTTTTAATTTTTGTTTTAGTTTCTTCAGAATGTTTGGTTCCAATAATTCCGCCACCGACACCATTTTCTACTATCATGTTGGCCCAATCTGAAGAATTGACAATATCATTATCTATACTAAATTGTAGTGCTGCTTTGCTACATTGTTCAAAGTTTTCGTAAAACCCAATTATTTCTGTGGTAACATCGTTCCCATGTTTCTTAATATGATTCACCCAATGGATACCGGAACCTCTATATTTTGTGGGATTGGACTTAACCGTTTTTCCAAAATATTTGAGGCCTGTTTTATTGTGTGTTTTGACGTAAAGAAATGTTGGTTTAAAAATATAAATATTCATGCTGGTTCTCCTGTATTGAATGTTTAGAACTAGAGTCTGTAGATGGTTGCACATCGTGACAGACATAATTATTTATATAAAGTGGAGTGTAAAATGAGTAATAACTATGAACTTAATGATCTAACCGAGTTAGGAAAGATCAAGAAGATTCGTAAAACTAAAGTCCATCGTCAACCTATTATTTTTGACGATGACCGAGAGGAAGTTAAACCTCGAAAGCAAGCTGGAAAAAAGAAGCATAGTAGAAACATAAATAATGTATTGGAGTTTGGTCTAGATGATGAAGATGGACTTGAGGAGTATATTCATTATTTGAAGTAAATAGAACGTATCTGTATAATACATAAATCGCATCTAAAAGGAGAAACACAATGAAAAACAAAGCATCTTTCGCAAACCTACTAGCCGCAGTTGACAAAGCTAAGAACGGAACCCCAGCAAATCGTGACGATGGCAATTATTGGCGTTGTGAGCAAGATAAGGCTGGAAATGGTTTCGCAGTAATTCGATTCCTTCCTGCAAAATCTGACGAGGATGTACCATTCGTTAAGACATATTCTCACGGATTCCAAGGTCCTGCCGGTAAGTGGTTTATTGATGAATGCCCAACAACCATTGGACAAGATTGTCCAGTATGTACGGCAAATGGTCCTTTATGGGCGACTGGTTTGGAAAGCGACAAGGAACTTGTTCGTAAGCGCAAGCGCAAGCAAGCATATATTGCTAATGTGTTAATTGTTAGCGACCCCAAGAACCCAGACAACGAAGGTAAGGTCAAGTTGTTTAAGTTCGGCATCAAAATATTTGACAAAATCAAGGATGTTATCGATCCTCCGAAGGATGAAAAGGGTAACCTCATTGATCCCGACGATGAACCAATGAATCCATTTGACCAGGATGAAGGTGCGAATTTCAAGCTTAAGATGCGTAAGGTAGAAGGATATGCCAACTACGATAAGTCTGAGTTTGAGAAACAGTCGACAATTGATAATTGGGATGAGATCAAAGGTCAACTACACGATCTGAACCAATTTGTCGATCCCAAGAACTTCAAATCTTATGAAGAGCTGGAAAAGAAGTTCAATCAGATTTGGGGCGGACAGTCAGCAGTTGCTCCTGTTAATGACGACGATTCTTCATTCGTCAAGGCAGCAGTAACTAAAGCCAAGGCCGCACCTAAGAAAGAGAATGTGACAGAAGATTCGTCTGGAGAGGATGATCTGGAATACTTTAAAAAGCTAGCAGCTGAGGATTAAATATTCCGAAGTTTTATTATGAAAAATGGGGACCTGGTCCCCATTTTTACGCAAAGTTTGTTCTTGAGTCTAAGTATCTGGTAAAAGAAGAATCGACGTTTCTTGTACCAATACCTTTACCTGTTGCCGCAGTCATGTTATTAACAACGTTGTTATTTCCACCACCTGAAGAACCACTAGGAACAGTAACGACTTGAGGGGCAGCTTGTGCTTTCTTAACATCATCAGCCTTTTTCTGTTGTTTTTCTAATGCTTCTACTTTGGTATTTTCTTTTGCTTTTGGCTTCTTCTCTTCATCTGATGGGCCATTGAAGTAATCAAAGGCTTTACCACCCAACGATTCTCCTCTTTCAGCTGCTGCGTCTGACAGACCCAATTTATCGCCCCAACTAGAATTTCTAAACATATTACCCGCAGCATACCCTGCTGCACCAGCGCCAGCAACTGCGGCGGCTGGACCCGCAAATCTTCCAACTAGTTTTGCTGCATTTAACGCTTTACTACCTAGTCCTGTTGGAATCTTAGATAGAAGTTTTCCTGCACCAGTCGCCGCAAGCTCAACCGCTGAACTCACCACACCACCAATTCCACCCCCACTATCTCCACCCCCAGAAGCCATTGCAGCATTCATTGTTGGATCATCTTGTATCCTGTCTAACGCATCAGCTTTAAGATCGTACTTGCTCTTAGATTCAGGCTCACCACTAGGAGTTGTTGCTGCAGTTGCACTGCCCAACTTTGGTGATGTTGTGGCAGCTTTAGCTATTTCATATTTTTTCTGTTCTTCAGGAGTTCGTTTTCTAAACAATCCTCGGTCATCTTTTGGTTGCCTTAGTGCAGCTTCTCTTTCTTTATTTGCAACTTCTTCTTTTTTAGCTAGTTTAGCTTCTTTTCTTTTGTTGTGTTTAGCAAGCTGGTACCGAGCTACATGCATTGTGAAGGATGAGATTGGATCTAAATTTTCTTGAATTCTATCAACAATGTCTGACCTGTTACTTATAGAATCATCTGTAGTTGGACTAACGTTGTTTCTACTACCCCTGTTGTTTCTCCTGAGAAGATTCCTTTTCTGCTTTGAATCGAGGCGAACATGATCTAATACCCCTTGCCCAGCAGGTTTACTTAACAACCCAGTTATAGATGTGACTTGTTTTTGAATACTAGGTGTATTTTTAAAGTGTTCTCTTGTGTTCTTTTCTATCTTCTGCAATAATGCAACAAGACTTTTCCAGATCTTGGTTGGAACAGAATCGTTGTGTTTAGGAGAATCTGAATTAACTGGGTCAGCTGCGCCAGCAACAACAGAACTAACTATTGAATTTGACTTAGTGGTAGGCTTTTTATTTTTATATGATATTGTGGTTGGTGAATCGTGCTTAATCCATTTCGGTTTGATTGAATTTGATAGACCAGATTTGTCAACTTCTTCTTTTGCTCCTTGCATAATTGCGGACTTCAATTCATCTTTGTTATTGTTCAATTCATTTATTTGTTCATCAATTTTCATACTGGACTCACGAACAATCTTACGCATTTCCTTCAGACTTGTCCTTGCAAATGGGTCTATTTCATTAGCATTTTCTTTTTTAAAGTCTCGCAGTTCTTGTGCAACTGCCCTTCGCATTTGAGTTCTAATATCGTTTATTAAGTTGTCCATTTATGTTATACCTTTACTGGTCTTGTTGCTCTTTTTGAAGTTGTTGGAATAACAAAGTCACATAGATTTCACGCTCCCAAGGAAGCATGTTCTCTAGTTCAGTCAATGAATATTTGTGTTTGTGCATCAAATAAAAGTTTAGTTTATAATAGTCACTCAGGCTCTCTCCAGAGAGCCCTACTCGAAAAAATCGCCTAGGCCTTCTAGGTGAATATTATTTGCTGTGTCACACTTAACACAGTTATACGTTGTATCAAATGTTATTCTTGGCATTGAGTTAAAGAATGACTCCAACAGGTCAATTTGAACTTGAGTGAGGTTACCGAGGTACTCTGCAATTTCTAATATTGAAAGGTCATCCTTGGTGTATACTTGGTTGTCTATTGTTAGCATTTCAACACACTTAGCGACCGCTAAAATGGGGTCACTATCAGCAGTTAAACTCATTGTTTTATCAAGCGACGGATATGATAGAGTCACAATAGTGGAATCGGAAATTTTGATATTTGGATCCATTTTGATTTGTTCTTGAACAACAATATCATCCAGATTTAGTGTTATGTCTATCTTATTTCTGCATGATTTACATTCGTGCGTTACTTCAACCCCCTCACCCAGAGACTTATTTCTGATGTGAATGAAAAGGAACTCTGCATCAACTTGCACCATTTCATTTAACTTACATACACCAAATGTGCAAAGTTCAAATATTTGACTGAGGGCCTCGACCATCCTGTCTGTGTTCTTCTCTTCAATTGCTAATAGAAGGACTTTTTCTTCTCTGACAGAAAATGCTCGGTAACTTATGCCCTTTTTAGTGGCAGGCAGCGTCAATGTGTATTTCGGCAACGATGGGGCAGGTAATGTCATAATATATTTTCCTTAACTGTTGAAAAAGCTTTTTATATAACTGGTTGGTGAAGATGATGAAAGAGTATTGTTTTTAGCCTCATTGAAGTCTTTTGCTGCAATATCAGATCCCAACTGTTGTAACGTATCGAAGTTGACTGGAATTGTGGTTTTGTTCAATATTCCACTCATTGGTTTTTCTGGACCTGGATTATTTGGTGTTAAGTTTAGCTCATTGTGTTTACTAGATACCCACTCAAAGTCTATAATAACACTTAGTAATTGAACATTTGTGTTTGAGTATTCAAAGTTCATTGCTTGAGTCGATTTAACAAAACAGTTGTGATATGTCATAACAGATCTAACATCAGCATCCCGGTTCGTTATGTCTAACGTAGAAACATTCACAGTTGGAATCTGATATTCATTCTTGTACCCAAAGTTGTACGTTCCTCTATTCTGTTTATCGGTAGAATACTGGTCGACAATCTTACTTCGATGTGCATCAAATATTTGAGGTATCTGATAGTTACGATCCACATAAAAGCTACACATTAAGTCATCTTGTTGAATGCCTGACGGAACTTCGTACTTCAATCCATGTATAACTGCGGGCTGCGTAGTGATATGTTGGCCAGGTGTCGTGACTGAATGGCATAGTATTGACAACATTTGAAGATCAGTGCTTATACCACTGCCAAACATGAAATCAACCACGAATAAATGGGATTTAGCTAGTTGGAACCTGTGTTTTGGGCTCTTTAACTCTTGCAGAAATTTCTGAACTGTCATTTTCCTATTGACCTTCCAACTAATGATTGAACTTGAGATTCCAACTTTCCTTTAAATTTTGCAACGGGCATGAATGCCATTATTTTCCAACTATCCATCGGAATCTCAACGAACATTGACTTGACATGAGATTTTAAGTATTGCTTCACGCAAGGTGCAACTTGCGGAAATTTGCTTGCATTACTTAACAGTCGCCAACTTAGTCTTAGCTTTGCCTGTTCGTTGTTGTTTTTGTTGACTGTGAACTGCATTAGATTGTTCATTAAAAGTAATCGATGTTTTGGTGGTAAATAATGAAGATTTAACCCATGAAACGATGTGTCATCCATAGAGAAAGGGAATATGAGTGGCATCGCATCCCAGTAAGGCAGCTCATCTTTATATTTAGCACTGTAAAAGAAACTGTACATTTTACCAGGTATGATCTTTCGAGTCAAGTGGTTTTTATTTTCTGTCAGAACGTCCATCGATCTAACATTGGACTTTCTTGCCAACTCCGTTACATTTTTAATAAACCATTGATATGTGTTTGCTTCAGAATAATCTGGGTTGTTTTTGATCTCATCGAAAATAATCATACTTTCAATTCCCTTTCCGTCATAATCATGAACTCAGCACCATTATCTTCACACCACTCTTTAGCGTATTTCCACTTAGCTAAGTTTACAGCATAAGTCTTGTACTCTTCAGCCAAAAACTTTGTCATTCTTTTTCCTTGCGGTGGTTGTGTTTGTTTGTACGGCTTAACTTCAATAACTGCTTTCTTGATTACACCCAACTTGTCCTTATATGTCATAATAACGTCTGGGAAATACCTATGAACACGATTGTCTGATGGAGACACGTAATTTATCACAAGTTCCTCTGATCCCCAATTAATAACGTCGGGGTTGTTGTCTAAGTATATGAACAACTTTTTTTCCCAGCTACTACGAAAAACAACATTATTGGCGTCGCCGAGGTACTTACTTTTGTTCTTTACTGTGTATTTGCCTTGTATGTAATTTTTAGCCATTTCGATTCCTTTATATATTTATCACAATTAAATAAAAGAATTCAGCATAAATATATCATTGGTTCAACTTCACTAGGTGCAACAATGGAATTAAAACAAAATGCAACAGGACTTTTGGGTTCAGCCACAACTAGTTTAAAGTCAGCTGGCGAAACAATATTTAAGTCCCTTGGTGCCACCGCAACTGAGACTGCGGCCGATTTGGGCGGATTGGAATCATGTACGGGAAAAATGACAGCATCTAAATTAGAGTCATATACCGCATCATCAAAAAGTATAGCAGACCAAACAGTCTCACCTAGTTTAGAATCTAAAGCAGTTAAGGAAAAAACCAAAACTGGGGTCAATATTAAAAAGTATCCAGCAAATATAGGTACAGAGATGTATCCCCATTTTGTTACGTTTTACATAAATGTAAACTCAAAGTCTAAAATAGCAACAAGAGGACAAGGTGCAAAAGATTTCAACGGTAAAGTTGTCAACTATACAACAACCGACATTCATGAAAAGAAATCTTCGTCTCAGGTTCGTGATATAGTTGATGATAAGTCAAAACTAAATGGGATTGTGCCAGGAATATATTCTTCGTCGTACAAAAGATTGAACACATCTATATCACTACCATTACCTTCTGAGATTGTGTCTGAATATGGGGCAGACTATGGGACAATAAGTTCTGGTGGTATTGCTGGATCAATATTTCATGCATTAGCAGAGGGAAAAGATTTTTCTAGTATAGGTGCTGGAGCAATAAAAGACATCATTCAAAGTGCTCCTGGTCAGGTCATAAAAACAGCCGCCGTAACAGCTGCTGGCGTCGGCGGCGGATTCCTTGGGGGCGGAATTGGTGCGTCCGCTGCCGCTACAATGACTGCAGCTAATATTGATGCGAAAAATATAAACGCATTGGCTAATAAAGCAGGTGGTGTTGCTATGAACGAACGACTGGAACAAACATTTAAACAAATAAACTTCAGACAGTTCTCCTTTAATTACACATTTGCCCCCAGGGATAAAACAGAAACGGATGAGATACAGAATATCATTAAGTTATTTAAATATCATATGCACCCAGAAGTGAATGAAGATGACAATGGCGCATTTCTAATCATGCCTGACGAGTTCGATATTGAGTTCAGGTTCAACACAATTGAAAATAAATACTTGCACAAGATAGCAACTTGTGTACTGACAAACATAAGTGTCAATAATGCTCCTGGTGGTAACTTCGTTTCATTTAGAGATGGCGCACCAGCTATCATTTCCCTGCAGCTAAGGTTTACCGAAACAACACCTCTGGTTAGAGGTATGGTCGATACAGGATACTAAACAATGTACTTCAAAAACTTTAAACATGTGTTATATGACTTTACTGTTAAAACAGATTCGTCTGTAAATATTGACACTGTTCAAGATTTGACGACCAGGGTATCAACTTACATAACCCCAAAGGAATTGGACATGTTATGTGAGTTGTATATGATTAAAGACGGCGAGACTCCAGAAATGATAGCAAATTCGTTTTATGAAAACCCACTGTTACATTGGGTCATTCTTTACATAAATGAAATTACAGATTTTTACTCAGACTGGCCAATGTCAGAACTACAACTTGTTAATCATTGTACTACCGTATATGGATCTGCATTGTATGACACAAGGTGGACGGTTAAGATCCCAGAAAACATCGTAATGGACAGACATTTAATAGAAAATTTATATGGGTCGGCATATGCGGTTGATGTTACAAACTGGGACTATGAGGTTCAGCAGAACGAACAAAAAAGATTCATAAAAGTTATCAAGCCAATATATGTTGGTGAGTTCGTCAATAAATTTATCAGTAACTTGTCAGAATGAGCGCAGATTCATTATCAGTTGCTGGTGAGGTACTGATCGATAAACTCTACTTGGTGCCAGGAAACGAGAGCACAAAGATAGACATATCGGGTCTGATGATAGAAGTCAATATATTTGAAGATATATTTGCAAACACTCTGTCTGGTTCGATAACACTAACTGAGAACTTCAATCTGATTCATGACCTACCAATAATAGGAGAAGAGTTAATCGAGATTGAATTCAGAACGCCTAGCATAAACAAAATATTCTCCAAAACATTCTTCCTGTATAAGATTGGGCGCAGACTTATTGATGGCAACTCTAAACACGCTTACTTATTGAACATAATCTCAATGGAAGCGTTGAAAGATTTGAACACTAAGCTTAGTAAGTCATACACAGGAACGCCACAAAACATCGTTAAAGATATATTCGATAAACACCTAAAAGGATCTACATCATTAGAAAGTTCAGATGCTGCGAATCTGATTAAATTCGTGTCGCCGTATTGGTCACCATTTAAGTGTATCAACTATGCCGTGTCAAATGCAGTTGGTACTGACAAGTTTAAAACCCCGTCTTTCTTAATGTATGAGAGCAATCAGAAGTTTAAGATGCGGTCATTAAATGAGATGTTCAAAACCGACCCAGTAACCGAGTTCTTCTATGATAAGAACTCGATGCGTGATAAAAGCAAAGACGGCGAATCGACAAGGAACATTGATCGAGAATTTAAACAGGCAGAGAAGTTTGATATTGTTGAGGCAATGGACTACATTGATAGGCTTATGAATGGTGTTTATTCGTTCAAAGTATTCAATGTTAATATCTTGAACAAGACCATCAACAAACACGTATATAACTATTGGGATGATTTTGAAAAGACCAATCATCTTAGTGATAATCCAGCCCATTCGGAATACGTTATGTTTGATGATGAGAATTGTAGAATAGAATGGAAGGCATCACACCCATACGCACACAACACAGTTAAACTAGATTTGGGTCCTGAGATACTGTCGAAGCGAATTCCACTGTTGGCACAAACCAACATGTTTGCAATAGAAATAACCGTCCCAGGCAGACTAGGGATAGAGTGTGGTGATACAGTAAATTTCAATTTGCAAAATTATAGCTCTAAGAAAAAAGAAGATTTGGTTAAGAAAGACTTGGATAAGTATTACAGTGGAAAGTATCTGATAACATCCATAATGCACAAGCTAACAAAAACACGACACAAAATGAACATACAACTTATAAAAGAGTCGTTTGAAAACCCAGTAGAGTTTAAGAAAGAAATTTGATATGAATAGCCCTTTATATTTTGGTGTGGTTGAGGACAGAAACGATCCATTGATGCTTGGTCGTTGTCGTGTCCGAATACTTGGTGTTCATACAGACAACCTTAGTGACCTACCAACAAAAGATTTGCCTTGGGCAACACCAATTCAACCTATAACTAGCGCAGCAGTATCTGGAGTGGGTCATAGCCCAATGGGTCCTGTCGAAGGATCCTGGGTAGTTATTGTGTTCATTGATGATGCAATGCAACTGCCCGTAATGATGGGATCCATAGCTGGTATACCTGGTAAGTTCGACTCTTTAGAATCGGCAACACCGCCCGACAATGACCTGGCAGGAAATGCATCCACCGATAATGTTGTTAAAACTGGTTCTGGTGGCATAGTGGTAGATGGTCAAGGTCAGCCAGTAACCACAACATCAACTCCTGCCATTAATGACGATTTGTCTTTAATACCAAGAACACCACCCCCAAATTCTGTCCCAAAGAACAAAATATCTAACGCATCTGCCGGCATTAACGCGTTGATACAAGGATGTGTTGCAATGGGAATAACTAACAGAAACGCAGTGTGTTCAATATTGGGCATCGCAGGTGTAGAATCAAAATGGATTCCGCAAAAAGAAGGGTACTTGTACACTAATCTATCTTCTGTTTTTAAGAGTGTGACCGCAGAGCAAAACGCAAGATACAACAAGAGTTCTGGAGCCACAAGAGAACAGGTGTTCTCTTTTCTGTATGGAACATCATCAAATGCATACAACAACGGAGCCACTGGCAGAAAATTAGGGAATCTGTCAGACGAAGATGGTGGTAAGTATTATGGCAGGGGTGTCATTCAATTAACAGGTAGAGACAATTATTCCAAATATGGGAAGGCCGCAGGCATCGATATTCTATCCAATCCAGACTCACTAGACACAGATTTAAATTCTAGTGCGAAGGTTGCAGCAGCATACATGAAGGATCGTGTTAAAGCGTCTCAAACCGATGCAGCATATTTTAATTCTGCCTTAAATGCAGTTGGCGGCCATAAGGATGCATTTGAACTAAAACGGAAGTATTACGAGTATTTTTTGGGTGGCAATCAACCAATATCGAATGCAACACCACCGCCTGAACCAACTAAGGCAGCAGTTGAAAAGAAGAACAATCCACCGGTGCCTGTTCCAAATACAGGTCGAGGGTTTAACGATCCAAACGGTGAGTATCCAAGGTATGTAAATGAACCTGATGTTAATCGCCTGGCACGAAAATCCAAGTTATCTGAAACAGTACATCAAGATAAGAAGAATGATCTTGTGACAGACATTTCTGTCGCAAATTCATCTGTCACATGGAATCAGCCTAGACTTCCATACAACGCCAAGTATCCGTTCAATCATGTTGTAGAAACCGAATCAGGTCATGTTTTGGAACTAGATGATACTGATGGTGCAGAGAGGATTCATGTCTACCATAACTCTGGTACATTCTCAGAGATAGATACTGACGGAAGTAAATCAGAGAAAATAAAAAGTAGCAGTGCACTGATTGTTGAAGAAGATTGCTTGATTAAGATAATGGGCGCAAAACATCAATCAATAGGTAATGATGGGTCGTTAATAATTGGTGGGCAGTTGCAAATTCAAGTTTCTGGTAACGTGAATTTAGTTGTTGGTGGTACGCTGTATCACACAGTAACTGGAGACTACAACATTAAAGCAACTGGTAACGTAAATATTGATGGTGCTCAAGTTATGATTAATTCTGGTGCTGCACAGTCGGCCCCAGAATACACACCCACAATTGTTCAGTTGCCACCACTGAACATAGATGAGGCGCAGTATATGGAATTAGAAGAAACACCACGAAGAGATCAGATTTTTAAAGACGCCAACCCTGCAGTTGTTATTGAAAAGTCTGACACCAAAGAAACTCCACCTCAGTTGCCCGTGGTAGACTCTGAATGTAACTTTACATCCGATTTGTCATATTCAACACAACTATCAACTAACTTTACGTTGGGTGATGTGTGTTTTGATTCTGGTAAACCATTCCCGTTCAAAACAGGACAGCATGGGTTGACTGATAAAGAAATAGCGTGTAACTTAAAACATTTATGTATAAACCTGTTAGAGCCCTTAAGGTCCAAGTACAAAGATATTAAATTCAAATTAAATTCTGGGTTCAGAAGAGCTGGAAATGCGAACTCGTTGAGCAATGGTAAAATTTCTAAGCATGAACTAGGTTTGGCTGCTGATATTAGCTTTGGAACAATCCGAGGTGTTGGCACATATGACCAACAATGTGAAAGATTCTATGTGATTGCTCAAGAAATCCGAGACAGTAAAATTCCGTTTGACAAGTTAATATTTGAATGTGATCCAAAACGAGGTTATGTGTGGATCCATGTTCAGCATATCAGAACAGGAAAACCATCAGGTACTGTAATGACATATGCAGGTGGAAAATATGTTCAGGGACTACATAAAGTTGTTGGAGGTGTTGTGCAATGAGATCATTAAAAGTCACTCCGAATCTTATTACCTTAGATGAGTTTGTGTCTAACACTACAACATTTAGTCTTAGTGACTACAATCCGACACTGGAAGAAGGCACATACTATATAAAATTCTTCAATGTTTCTGCGAATGAAGGATCATTTATTGTAACACCTATCTCATTGACCAGTTTCTCTATTGCAACAACATTCGTTGATGTTTTCACAAGAGAAGTTGGGTATGTAAAAGATAAAACATCATCAACAGTAAATGGATTCTCATTATTACCAAGTTCGTATGATGCAATATACAAGTTTATAAACTCATCTGAGATATACAGATCCATATACTACACAGTTAATGCATACTACGGACCTATTGCAATCTCTTCAAGTACTGTTCCAAACACAACAGTAAATATTGAATACTATGTTAGAAATAACTGGGAATACCTACGAACCTTGTTTACTAGTAAAATAGCTGATGGTGCTTTTACTAAACAGGCTATTGCGGCAGGTAAATATTGATGCCAGCTGTTGTTCGACTAAATGATATTTCTTGTGGTCATTGCTATGAACCAAGACGAAATGTAGAATCAAGTCCTAACGTCTTTGTTAATGGAATTGGTGTTCATTTGATAGGACATAAATGGCCTACACATACATGCGGAGAATCTAGCCATGATGGTGTTATGGCTGAAGGTTCAAGTAATGTCTTTGTTAATGGAAAATCTGTTGCTAGAATTGGAGATCTAATCAGTTGCGGTGATATAACAGCAGAAGGTTCAAGTAACGTTTTTGTTAATTGATTTATAACATGCACCAGAGGGACATAGACAATACTACAGGCATTTCGACTTTATGTCAAATTTATTTTACTGACAACATAAATATATCAATAATAACACTAGGAACTAACAATGGCCGTCATTTTTAAAGATATTGACCTCTCTTTTAAGAGTCATCCTGTGTCAAAGGACATAATATCGAAAACAGATGTTAATGCAGTTAAGCAGGCCCTCCGTAATCTGTTCATGACTTCACCATTTGAAAGCGCATTCGATCCTGATTTTGGTATGGGACTGAAATTTTTGTTATTTGAACCGATGTCGCCCCCACTAATTGCTGTCATACAAAGAAAAATTAACGAACAGATAATAAGGTATGAACCAAGGTGTGTTGTAGAAAATATTGATGTTGCAGAAAGAGGTGATAACGGGATAGACGTGACATTGAAGTTCTTTGTTACTGGTTTGCCAACATTACAAACATTCAATTATGTTTTGGAAAGAGTAAAATGACTCAGCAAAAAATTCGTGTTTCCGACTTAGATTTTGACTCGATAAAGCAATCGTTTATCGATTACTTGAAAACAACTGATGAATTTTCAGATTACAACTTCTCTGCATCTGGACTATCGACGGTTCTAAATGTACTGTCTTACAACTCACATTATCAGGGCCTCATGGCAAACTTCTTAGCCAATGAAATGTTTTTAGACACGGCAGTTAAACGATCAAGTATAGTTTCAAGAGCAAAAGAGTTAGGATATATCCCCAGATCAAGAGTTGCTGCTATGGCAGTAATTGATGTTGAGTTCACTAATGTGTTTGGTTCCCCATCATCCCTTGTTCTTCCTGTAGGAACAACATTCTTAGGAAACGTAGATGATTCATCATTCGTCTTTACCACATTAGAATCATATTCTACAAACTCAATAATAGAAAATGGTAGTGTTGTTTATAGGTTTTCAAATGTCAAAATATATGAAGGGGTTTTGACTAGTAATACATTTACATATAATTCAGTGGACTATACATTGTCTGTTCCGAATCTTGATGTTGATACTGACTCACTTAGAGTGTTTGTGCATAACTCAATATTGAGTGATAGAGCAGAGGAATACATTAGGGATTTTAACTTTTTAACTTTGACTGGGACTGATAAAGTATTTTTTATACAAGAGGGATTTAAAGAAACATACGAGATTAAATTATTTGGTCACTTCAGGGTCAGCAGGAAATAATGCATCAAACTTTTCATTAACTTATTTCCCTTCTGGTACCTCTACTGCATCCAACACTGTTACTGTGGTGTTGGCATCCTCGGGTGGAGCAGAGAAAGAGTCAGAAAGTAAAATAAAACTCAATGCAATAAACTCATATAACACTCAAAACAGAGCAGTTGTGTCGTCTGACTACCAGTCATTAATACTAAGTGGCGGGTTTGATGTATCTGATGTATTCACATGGGGCGGTGAAGATAATACACCCCCTAAATTTGGGTACGTGATGATTTGTGCTAAGCCCACGTCTGGGGATGTTATTTCTTCAACACAACAAACTTTGATAACAGAATTGCTAAGAGCCAAGGCAGTTGGAAACACAAAGTTTCAGTTCGTTAATCCAGAGTTTGTTGATTTAAAAGTATCGTCTAGAGTTGTGTATGATAAGAACATTATTAACATTAGTGTTGGTGAGTTGGAAGCAGCCGTTAAGAATACAATATACAATTACGGTCAGAGCAACCTATCAACATTTGGTGATTCATTTAGGCTATCGAATTTAATGACTAAGATAGATGCGACTGATGCATCTATCGTCAATAACTTGTCTTTAGTTTCTTTAGAAAAGAACATTTCTCCTGTAACATACACAGACTACTTCGTTAATTTTTCTTTTGTGAATGGTATAACGTCGTTATATTCAACGTACTTCACTGCAGATATTGAAAACCTTTTCTTGGAGGATAACGGTGCCGGTGCCATAAATGTGGTGCACTATGTTGGTACAAATAAAATAATACATAAACCAAATGTTGGTTCTGTAGATTATGCGACTGGGGAGGTTACCATAAACAGTCTTAATGTGGTTAGATATGCGAACGACGTATTTAAAATTGTTGCGGCATGTACTAGTCAAGATGTAGTATCATCAAAGAATATTTTACTGAGAATTCCTAAAGAAAACATAACAATAACTTCGGTGAAGTACTAACATGAGTTTAAAGCCAAAAACTTCGAACTTCATCGGTTCATCTATCCCATCACATATTAGGGACTCAAATCCGTTATTTGTAAAATTCTTTGAACATTATTACAAATGGATGGAACAAGATGGGCACCCATTAAATGTCATTCAAAATATTGTTGAGTACAACGATATCGATGAAACCTCGGGTGTTTTTGCCACTGCATTAATCAATTCACTATCGACAATCATACCCAGTTCGGCAACAATAAACAAGAAGACCCTAGTTAAAAACATAAAGAAGTTCTTGTTGGGTAAAGGATCTGAGGAGTCGTTCAAGTTCATTATGAATGCATTGTTCAACGAAACTGTTGAAATTAACTGGGCCAGAGATAAAGTCTTCAGGGCATCAAACAATGAATACACACATACTAGTAACATTTCGGTTGTGTCAGACGCTGCATTTAGTGACGTTGATGGATGTGTCATAACACAATTAGACCCATATGCTAAGGGCGAAATTGAAACTTGCGTATCCAACAATATAAATGGTGTAACTGTTAATTTTATAACTCTGAATCATAAAACGGTTGTTGGTACCTTTACCGAATATGCGTCTGTAAAAATTCTAAAGAAATCTGTTAGTAGAACATACTCAGAAGTCAATGAGTATTACAATGCGTTGGGTATCTCAGGTAGCAATTTATACATTAACAATCAACATGTGTTCAATCCTAGCTATATTGGTAAAATTGTTGTTCAAGAGAACACAAATTTTAGAGCGGTTGTTTCTACAATTAATTCTGCTCAAAATTTAAACGTAACAAACATGACAGGGACGTTTGTTGCCGGTAACGACGTTTACTTTGTTTTCCCAACCGACGAAAACACAGTTTATGACAAGACGGACTTTCTATATGGGACAGTTAGCCCTTGTGTGCAAACTATTGATGTGTCAAACCCTGGAGCTGGATATACGGTTGGCCAACGCTTAGACTTTGAAAATGGGTCTGGCGCAAATGTGTCAGCACATATTTCAAAACTTAAAACTGGCGGAATAACAGATGTTATAATACTATCACCTGGGCGAGGGCATAGTGTTGGAGATCAACTAAAAGTTAATTCTGCTGAAGATAACACGGCTAGTCTAATTGTCGAGTCAATTGATGGTATTGGGGCCGATGTTAGCTTTGTTATGGAGTTGGAAAACCTTTCTTTCAAAAGCGCATGTGCTGGTCTTTCTGTTAATGATGTTTTAACTGTTACAGACGGTACGGGTATTGAATCGATTAAAATAACAGTAGATTCTGTAACTTCCTCGGGTGACATATCATCGTGGACTATCACCAATAGGGGATCATACTCAATTTGCCCTAATGCTTGGGATAATCAGTTAAAGTTGGTAACCTCAGTAAATTTATTGGAAGATAATACATCACTGCCGTTAAGTAGTGATGATAATTCTGGTTTACTCATTGAAAATGTTGTTTGTTTAGTTGACTTGAAATTCAGAGTCAAGTCTTCTCAGATAGAGAATACTGGGCATTATTACACAGCGATGACTGCAACCGCAGTTGGTGGACTTGGTACTGAAGCACAATTTGCGGTGTCAATAAAAGACGGAGTGGTAACAAATATTGATGTGCCAAGCGGTGGAACAGATTATGTTAATGCTACAGTCGTTGCGATTACTGGATCTGGTGTGGGATTAATTGTCAATCCTATTATAGTTGGTGGCGTGATAAACTCATTCATTATAGTTGATGGTGGTTCAGGTTACTCTGCATCAGACACGTATGTTATAGTTGGTGACAATGGTTTGGGAACAGATGCCACGTTAGGAACAGTTAGTGTCCTTAACGAAGTTGTCAAGAAGATTGTTGTCATACACCCTGGCCACGACTATGCATATGACACAATTGTTACCATGAGTGGAACCGGTTCAGGTATGGGCTGCTCATTGAGTCCAGTAATAGTCTCAGGAAAAATTAGTTCTGTTGATGTGGTTTCTGGGGGGTCAGGATATACGCCAGCAAACTACACCGTCCAGGCTAGTGCGCCAACTAGTTCAGTACTAACCCCTGTGTTGGGTACGACAGGTAAAGTTGTTGGTGCGTCTGTCATTAACGGCGGAATCGGATATTCAGACGTCACTCCACTATCACTTAATATAACGACATCCACTGGTTCGGGGGCAGTAATTATTCCAGAGTTAGAAAACGGAACATTAAAACATGTGAATGTTGTTAAAGGTGGGTCAGGGTACATTTCAACCGACCCTGTCGTTGTTGCTAATGGTGGCGGAACTAGTGCTGCATGTAAAATAGAAGTCGATTCGGTATCTGGATGTGTAATTTTTGTGCATGTGACTGCAGCAGGTACTGGATACTCTTATGGTACAAAAGGATATGTGATTGGTGATGGAACTGGTGCCGACATAACATTAAATGTCGATAGTAGTATAAAAGACGTTGCAGTTGTTAGTGGCGGTAACAGTTACTTAGATAATACAACATTAACAATAACAGACCCAAATGTGGCGGCAGCGGGTGCTGAAATGTATCCTGTTATATCGAATGGAGTTATAGTTGGTGTCAATATCATTAATGGTGGCACAGGATACACAACACCGACGATTACAATAAATGGTGTGGGATCGGGTGCAAACTTGGTTTGTCGTGTTGATAGAAATATCAGTTCTGTTACAATGGTATCCAATGGGACAGATTATTATTCTGCATATATTCTAGTTCAAGGAGATGGTTCTGGTGCTCAGTGCACACCGATTATTGATAAATTTGGCACTTTGAAGAGTATATCTCAAACTGCAGGTTCGGGTTACACATCAACCCCGTTGTTTAGTGCAGTTGACAATAGTGGTCAAGGTGCCGTGTCATCTGTAAAAATATTAGATCCTGGTTATAGGTTCACTAAATTTGTCCCAATGACATTGTCTGTTTCATCAGATGCTCAATTTTTATCTAGCACTGCACACTTCATTGGTATCGGTGATGCAATTGGTGGTATCGGAGAAATTGAATTCGATAACTTTGGAACTCAGTATGATGATCTACCAGATGTTATGTTTCCAATTACTGTTGTTGTTGCAAATAACGGAAATTTCTCTCTCGGAGAAACGGTTAGGGTGTATGGGTCAGATTACGTAGATGGTAGAACGTATAATTTATTAGAAGAGGATTTGGGCGACATAATAACTGGTATTGAAGGTGATAGACTGATATATGAGTTCGATGTGCAGCCAATAAATGGGGTCGAGTTAAAACTTTCTAACATAGATTTTGGTTCAAACACGATGACATTCAACTCGACCCACATGCACTTATCTGTTGTTTCAGAGTCGGGGCATAACATTGTGTCAGAGTCTGATTTAAATGTTGTATATGAGAGTTCCATAAACATTCCTATTGGGTCTGTTTTAGTTGGTGTCACTTCAGGTGCAAGATCAACTATAACTGATATATTTCAAGCAGAGGGATTTGCTAAACAGGGCGGCAACGGAAACAATAATAAGAAGTTCTTAGATGTTGTGGGGCTGCTAAATTCTAAGCTATCGAGGTTAAACAACAATGACAATATTCAGGATTTCGCATACTCTATAAAGTCGAGTGTAAGTCGTGATGAATTCGCCCCTTACATACTACCATCGGTTCACCCAGCTGGTTACAAAATGTTTAGTGAGTTGGAACACATTATGACTAACGGAGTTTCGATTCGCCCTGTTGCATCAAATAAGTTATCAACAGTAATGACAGTCATTATGTCTCTGTATAGTTTAGAGAAGATGGTTGCATTTAACACATATGAATTGGTTTCGTTGAAGTTCATTGAGGATAATAAATTTAGAATGAATGCATTTGATTATGGGTACATATTGATGCATGATATTAGCTCGGACCAAGACGTTTCGTTATTAACAGAATTGGGTGAGAATCTATGTGGCTCAGATCTAATGACAAAATACCCAGGTAAAGATGTTAGTTATTTTGCTGATTATGAATTTTCAGACTTTGATGATACCACATCTTTCTACAACACTCCCACAATATCTATTGACTGTGCTTGTGAAATAGATATAAAAACCATATAAATAAAACATATCAGTAAGGAGAATACATTGAGCGCAAGTGTTATTAGAGATAGTTTTCGACATGAAAATCTTAGAAAGTTCATGGCGTCATTCTCAGGAACTGACACCCTTTATGCTGCCATTGGACGTCCTCAAATATGGGACATAGCGGGGAACGATGATAATAGGGTCGATACCAATGTTCCAACTACGTCCATTATTAATGAGCTTTTAGATCGCAACGATTTGATGTATGCAAAACGAATTTCTGCTAGTTCTATGTCGTTTGGTATCCTAAAGAACGTGTGGACTGCTGGTAAAGTGTATGATGCCTGGCGACAAGATTCTGCCGTGTCACTCTCAACTACCGAATTTGTGGTCATTGACGACCAAGGTGATATTTACATTTGTTTAAAACAAGGTAAAACTGGTTCAGTTACGAATCCATCGTCATATAGTCCAGGTACGGGTACAGTGTTAAATTCAACCGCAAATACATTTAAAACTGCAGATGGATATTGCTGGAAATATGTTGCATCCTCAACATCAACCGATTTAACATTATTTTCTTCACTGAACCACTTTCCTGTCAAGACATATTCATCTGACCCCGGTGGAACTTCAGCAGATCATATTACATGGGTAGCCCAAGAGAACTCTAAATTATACAAGCAAGGGATATACACAATCAATGTAACCGACGGTGGTGTTGGGTACAACAGTGGTGTTGCGGGAACATTAAATGTCACTGATGCAACAATAGGCAATTTCAAAGTTGTTGGGGATGGAACTGGGATAAAGTTTACTGTAACGTACGGTGCTCTTGGTGTAATTTCAGATATAACAGTCACCGACCCTGGTTCTGGGTATTCATTTGCATATATTGAAACTGCAGGCGGTGGTGCTGGTGCAATGTTTGATATTGTTTATAGCCCAGCATATGGCTTGGGTGTAGATCCTGTTAAGACATGTAATGCTTTGTATTTTTTAGCAACCGTTCAAATATCATCGGATGAGGGAGGAAAAGTAACTGTTAATAACGACTACAGAAAGGTTTGTTTAATTTCAAATCCAACAGTATTCGGGACAACAACATTGGCTACGGCAACAAATGTCGAGTTTTGCAACAAACTTAAAGTTGAATCTGTTACTGGTACATTTGGCCCAGATAATATTATAGTAGGTTCCACATCCTCCGCAAAAGGTATAGTGATAGACTACGACGCCATCAGTGGTATAATTAGGTACATTAAAACTGATTACGAAAATAACTTAAATCCAGGAGCATATGCTAGTTTCGACTCAGTCACCAATGAAACGGTTAGTGTTGTTGGTCAACCTGCAGTAAATGCAACAGTTAGTACTCTTCAAACTGATCCAGATGTCGATAAGTATTCTGGTGAAGTGATTTACTCAGAGTATTTTGATACTGGATACCCACGAAACTTGTCGAATGAAGAAGTACTAAAGATTATAGTAGAATTCTAATTAAGGAAATAGAATGACCAAATCAGTAAACGTCAGGCCGTATTTCGATGACTTCGACAAGACAAAGGGGTTTCACAAAATACTCTTTGTTCCAGGAAACCCTGTTCAAGCCAGGGAACTTACGCAAATACAGACCATACTTCAGGAGCAAGTTAAACGGCACGGGGACCATATTTTTAAGAATGGTACTGTCGTTATCCCTGGTCATATATTTTATGATAGTGATGTAAAGTTCATAAGACTTGATTCTTCGTACAATAGTGTCAATGCTGAAACATTCTCATCTTTTTTAATTGGAAAAACGATCACTGGAAGTTCTAGTGGCGTATCTGCAATTATACTTCATGTTGAGTCTAGTACTGCAAGTGACCCAACTACGATATTTGTGAAATATGTATCTTCAAATGGCGATGTTTCTGAATTCACTAATAGTGAAGTTCTGACCGAATCTACAGAAAGTTTAGAGTTCAAGATTCAGTCTGTGTCTGATTATACAGGTGCTGCGTCTATTTGCACTATAAATGAAGGTGTCTATTACATCAATGGGTATTTTGTTGGGGTAAATAAGCAAACTGTGGTTGTCAGTAAGTATTCAAATACTGCAGATGCCGTAGTTGGTCTTCTTTTTAATGAGTCTTTTGTAACAGCAGTTGACGATAGTTCATTATATGACAACTCAAATGGATTCACAAACTATGCTGCACCTGGTGCTGACCGCTTAAAGATTGAGTTAGTATTAACAGTTAAACCAATTGGATATGCAATCGATGCGTCTGACACTGACTTGAACTTCATCGAGCTTCTGAAGGTCAAGAGCGGTATTATTCAGTACTTAGTTCAAGATACAGAGTATGCTCAAATCAATAAGATGTTGGCGAGAAGAACATATGATGAATCTGGAGACTATGTTGTCTCTGATTTTAAGGCATTACCTAAGAACTATCGCTCAAATGATCGGGGTCAGTGGACTGAGAAGACTCCGTACCTTGCAGGTGATATTGTCTCGAATGGGGGATTATATTACTACACATCAACTGATGGATATTCTGGGTTAACTGCGCCGACCGGAACAGGGTCTAACGACGATATACTGACTTGGATCAATGTCAGTGTCCCAATGTTTAATAACGGTAGATACTCAGTTGCAACTGGCGAAACAATAGTTCAACAACAAGAGAATGATAACAAGTACATTGTTGATGTTTCTCCTGGCAAAGCATATATCCGTGGTTTTGAAGTTACACTAAAAGAAAAACAAGAAGTTGTTGGGCAGAAGGCAAGAGATGTTAGGCAGGTTTCTGATGTTGATTTATATGCGCCAACAGGTCAGTATGTTATAGTTGATAATTTAGTTGGAATACCAGACATAACTCTTATTCCAGCGGTTGATATAAAAGATAGAACTGGTACTATCAGGGGTTCAGCATACATAAAGTCTATAGAGCTTCATAGTGGAACTCCTGGTTCTCTTGCCGAAAAATACAAAATATTCTTGTTTGGCATAACAATGAATTCTGGGTACTCGTTCTTGGCTCATGCAAGAACGTTAAGCCATGCAACATATTCATTCTCAGCAAGTATTGTATTAGACGACTTTGCTGTTTCTGGACTTGTGTCACAAACAACTACAACAATAACTGGTAAAGGGACGTTGTTTAAGACTACGTTGGCTGAGGGTCAGCAAGTTAAAATCAATGGTGTCACAACAAACATTGTAAGTATTACAGATAACGTAACCGCAACAGTTTCCACTTCAGGGTCAGCTACAGACGTTGGAATGGTCAAGAGTGTTGCATCAATTGTGTCATTGGGTGATGCAATTAAACCAATGGGTGTCAGACAGATAAAATCTATCAGAGACTCTTTTGGTCAAGTTGATACTAGCTATTTCGTCAATAGGTACTTTGATGTTAATATTTCAGGTAACACCGGAACTGCAGTTCTTCGTGCATCAGGTGAGACATTTGCATCAACTAGTAACAGCGATTACATCTTTGTTAAGACAGACGGTACAATAATAAATCCAACTTCATATGTTCTAATAGGTGGTGATGGCAAAACATGAACGGTAAACGCAACTACTGCTAACGGTGCATATCGTCTAATCGCATCAGTGAAGAAACAAGGTCCTGCCGCAACAGAAAAGTCAAAGATCTTGACAACAAAAACGATCATAGTCAGAGCTGCGACAATTTACAATTCTACTGACACTACTCTTATTCCATCTGCTGCTTCTGGATTTGCAAGCGATATAATAACATTGACAGAATGTGATGCAACAAGAATCATTAAAGTGACTATGTCTGGTGACCCAGATCCTATGGTCACAACATACACAAGTGCAAATGAAGTTGATATTACTTCTTGGTATACCTTAGATGCTGGTCAGCGATCCGACTACTATGAAGTTAGTTCGATAGTCAGAAAAGCGATGTATGCAGCACCAACCAAGCCAATCAAGGTTACGTTTGAGTACTATGACCACACTGCGGGAGATTTCTTCTCGGTTGACTCATACAAAAACATTCCATATAGCATGATCCCCTCAATTAACATTGCCAACACAATATACAATCTGAGAGATTGTTTAGATTTCAGATCAAGAAAAGCTGATGATGCATCTGGGTTCTCAGCAGCAGGATCTTTGGTCTCTGAACCATTGGTTACTACAAAAACAATTTCTACTAGTTTTTCACATTACTTGTCAAAAGTAGACCTGTTATCGTTGAGCAGTGATGGTGTTCTTTCACTGACACCAGGTATATCTTCATTGACACCTTCAGAACCAACACTAACAAACTCATCTGCAATTGCCTTGAGTACAATTGCTCACTCTCCATTTACACAAACCCCTGAATTATGCAGTGTCAGGAACTTTGCCCATAAGAGATATACTATGGCAGAGCTTGGTAGAATGGATAGCAGACTTAAAAATGTTGAGTACACAGTTGCTCTTAATGACATGGAAAAGCGAACTGTTAGTATGGATATTAAAGACGCTAATGGTCTGTCGAGGTACAAGAATGGATTCCTGACAGATAACTTCAATTCTTATGCAGCATCTGATGTATTTAATCGAGATTATTCTGCTTCAATCAGGTTAGATCAAAATGTATTAGGTCCTAAGTTTGTGACAAGTAACGTAGTTGTGTCTGAACCTGAGAGCACTCTTGCATCAACTAGATTGGCTAAGAACTATCAAGTTACAGGTCCTACAATGTCGTTACCATATACAGAAGAGGCACTGATAACACAGGATGCAGCATCACATTCAGAGTATATCAATCCATATGCAGTTATCTCTTACACACAAAGTCCAACAGGAAATATGTACCCGTCTGAAGATATTTGGGTTGATTCAAGAACTGAAGACGGAAAATCGTTATCGTTGACTTCATTCTACGGATATTACAGTCAAGACCAATTCTGTCGTACAAAGTCGTCCTTGATTTATGTCAAAGGCATGAAGCCCAACACCAAGTTTAATTGCTTCATAGACAATATTGCAAAGAATGCCAGTTTAACACCATGCCATACTTTAAGGTACACTACAACATCGAGTGGCGAGTTTATTGGTGTTGATACATCGGGCAAATCATCCGATAATCTGTCTGCAAGAACAACCACAATCGGTTCATACGATACTTTAGAATATGGCGAGGTATTAACATTCTCGGGTGGTGGAACTGCAATATTGGTTGCAAAAGAAACACAAGTAGTTGCCGGGGTGTCTGAAACAGTGTTGAAGATCGCCAATGTACTCGGGACTTGCACAGGGACATTCACTGGATCTATATCAGGATTGACTGGGACAGTGTCATCGATAACAGAGGAAACTGAATTAAAGACGAATAGTGTTGGAAGTTTCGCTGGTGTTGTGTTGTTTGGTAGTAACATTCCTAATGGTCTCAAATACGTGCAACTTGCAGATTCATTAACATCACCTGTAACGTCCGTAACTGTTTGTTTCGTAGCTAAGAAAACTGTTAATATACTGCAACCACCTCCTCCACCTGCCCCAGAGCCAGTGTACTATGCACCGTATGAAAGCACAACTTATGTTGGGTCGTACTATGAGCCACAAGTTACAACAGCTAAAGTCACACCTAAGGCAGTTGCCCCTGTTGCACAACAGTACTTTGCATATATACCAGGAACCACATACGGGGCAGGAAGTATTGATAGCTACGGCTCATGGACATCGTTCTCTTCCACAGAAAACATTACTTCACCTGGTTGGGTTGGTGATCAATATGTCGTTCCGTGGGATCAAGGTATGGCATATGGCGAAAGTTTAACGAATGCTCAAACTCAAGTTGAGTACGCATACAATAACATAATGCACTTACCAACTGTTTTAGATGCACTTGCTTATTTAAACTGGTCTTAATAAAAGGTTATAATCTATGATTTTACAAGGAGCTTTGTCTCAAACATTTTCAATACCTCAGCAGTTTAAGTCTGGGGTGTTTATAACCAGTGTTGATTTATTTTTTGCGGAGTTGGGAGACGATACTGCTCCTGTTACTGTAAGAATAGTTGAAACTGATAATGGGTACCCGTCTAGTGTTGTTGTACCAGGATCCAGTACAACTTTACCTGCAGTTGATCTCATTCTCACATCGACAGGAACTGCACCAACTAAGTTTAAGTTTAATGACTTGATTTGGTTGTCACCTAATAAAGACTATGCAATAGCTGTCATATCGAATTCCATTAAGTATAAATTATGGGTTGCTCAATTAGGTGAAGATCGAATTGATAAAGCATTGACCATTACTGAACAACCATCAGCAGGTTCGTTATTTAGGTCACAGAATAGTTCTACATGGACTGCTGACCAACTGCAGGATATTAAATTCACAATAAACTATGCAAAATTTGATGTTTCAAAGAGTGCGTCTATACTGTTATCTAACCCAGGTGTTGCACAGACTGTAACGCTGCCTCCAAATCCATTCTTCATTAAGAATGGCCAAACTGCAGTTAAAGTGACTCACCCAAATCATGGTTTGATTAAAGGTCGGTTTGTTTCTTATTCTGGATCAACTGCAAGTCAATTTAACAATACAACATTCACTGTTAAGGACGTTATTGATTCGGACTCTTATACAATTACTTCAACCTCTCCGTCTGTCACTGACCATGTGGGTGGTGCCGTTGTCGTGACAGAAAAAAATATTAGGATTGATGAGTTTAATGTGCAAGCAACAACAAGAACTCCAGATAACACATCAATCTCTTATTTCACAAAGATGACCGATACTGCTAAGGAGACCAGTTATACAGAAGTTGTCCCAGGGGTATTCAATTCAGTTAGTACACCAAAATATGTGTACTCAAACAAGAATGAGAGGTCGATTTTAGGTAATGCTAGATCACTAGATGTTCTAATAAATATGTACTCAACTGATACTGCTGTCTCCCCAATAATCAATATGAATACTGTATCGGTTGCATGTAACACTAACAAGATTGACAGTAGAACTGCAGACCCGTCTGTTGGTGCAGGCGACTTTGCCCCAATGGTTTTAGAATCTGCTGCAACAGGGAATTCGTTGGAATCACGACACATAACACTACCAGTTATCCTAAAGTCGGTTGCAACTGGTCTAAGGTGCATATTCCTAGCCAACGTGACATATCCAGCAACATTTGAACTTTGGTATAGAACAACAACAGACGGTTCAGTTAACCCATTGAATGCGGTTACATGGACTCAGAAAGTGCTTCCTCCCATTGAATCGCACGGATCAACGAATAGTTATACTGAGTATGAGATAGACATTGCTCCAGCACAGTCTTTTGTTGAGTTTCAAGTAAAGTTTGTGTTTAAATCAACAGACAGTTCCAAAGTGCCTAAGATTAAAGAGTTGAGAATTATTGCTCTATCGTGATAAAAACAGATCATCCCAACTTTTTTAAAACATCGGCTAATGTTGTCATTCATCACGATGAGCAACAACGGCAAGCTATACTAAAAGAACGTCAAGACTTCTTTGAGCGAAAACAGCTACAAGACCAAATAAATAATATGTCTGATGAACTAAGACATATAAAAGATCTGCTAAATCAATTAACTAGTAAGGACAAATAATGGCCGTTATTGTAACATCAAAATATGGTAGTTCCTTTGAACAATGGAGACTAAATACCAATAACGTTTCTGCCATTGTTGGTGATGCATCAGCCATTTATTCGACCGATGGATCTGATACAATCAGTATAACAACAACTGACGATTTTGGAACACATAAAACCGTCACTGCAGCATTGAACGACTTGAACACGAGAAAGCTAAAGAAGTCTGGTGACACAATGACTGGTGCATTGAGTATCACAGATAACACCGCATCTACAACAACGTCAACTGGTGCTTTAATTGTTACGGGAGGTGTTGGTGTTGGTGGTAACCTTCGAGTTGGTGGGTCGATTTATGGTACATATGCTGGTTCTGTGATACCTTATACCTTGGGCGGTACAGGATTATCTAGTATTGGCGCAGCTAATACAATATTTGGTGTTAATGCTGCTGGAAATGCATATGAATCGAAGACATTAACGTCTAGTGATAGT